CGGTTATACGTCAACCGATTAGTTTCGTGTGAAACTATGAAACGTAAATATTAAAATAAAAGGGGTATAAAAATTATGGAAACTATGAAAACAATGAAAATTAGTGAAATGGTAGAAATGTTAGGAAATGGAAATATTATTCGTGAAAGGTATCAAAGGACACCTTCACACGATAAAAAATTTGGGCAAGGTATAATCAAATCGTTATTAAATGGGCAAGATGTAAATATTATTACACTTGCAAAGACAGAAACGGGCAAACTTGCCATTTTAGATGGTTCAAGTCGTTTACAAGACATTACAAACTTTATTAATGGAAATCTAACATTGACGGAAACGGCAACGGAAATTTACACAAACGCCAAAGGTGAAACTTTGGAAAAAAATACCAAAATTGAAAGGGCATTTACAGACCTTCCAGAAACTGTCAAAAGTCAATTTATGGAAACTACTGTATTATGTAGGATTATAGAAGGACTTGACATAAATGGTAGATTTGACAAATTTTTACAATTAAATAATAGTACAAGTCTTTCAAACGTGCAAAAGTCAAAAGGGCTTTCCAGTGAATTACTAGAAACATTAAATGACTATCTATTATGTAAACCTTTCATAAATAAAGTATTTAGTTTACGTAATATACAGAAAGACGAAATCTATGGACTTTCAGTTTTAATATTGGCAAACATTGGAAACGTTTACAATGCTAGTTATGTAAAGATGCTTGACAATGTAAAGAAATTGACTGTTGAAACTGTTGACATTGACAAGATAAAGGAAATAGTTGACATAATCGATCAAGCCTTTCAAGATGAAACTATAACTGTTTCAGTAAATAAATATAATATAGTTCATTTAATTAATGGACTATATAACAATTATGACAACTTAAACAATATCACAGTTGACAATAATTTATTCCCAAATATTGCCACTACTGGTGCAAATAGTAGCGTAAAGAATGACGAACGACAGAAGTTGATTGACAAAGCACTAAATAAACAATTAAAAGGAAGTAGAAAGACACAAACAAAGGAAATGGAAGAAATTGACATTAATGAACTAGTAAAATAGTTATGTAAACTAAAGAGGAAAGGTTGTGGTATTATGTTAGTAGTAGACATAAAGAAAAGAAATGAAAGCAACGAAACAAACAATATAAACGAACTACAAACAATAGTCAAAGCATTATGTAAACGACTAGATTATTTGAATAATAAACAAAGCATATTTGTAAATAATTTACAATTATATAACGTCTATATCGATACAGATTTTATGAAGTCGACCGATTATGTAAACGGTGACTATATAGGATACGGATATGTAAAAAATTGTAAACACAGAATATATTTTACAAAAGACGATATAATAAAACTATATCAAGTAAAATAGTTATGTAAACGGGCGGACTGTGTCCGCCCCAATTTTATTTGTTATAGTTTACATAATATATCTACATAATGTTAGAACAAACGTTCGATATAGGGGGGTAGTTTACATAATAGGGTTACATAATTATTTTATACTTTGCTTCGGTACGTTATAGTAACTACACAGATTAAATTTCAACATAGTGACTACACAGGTTAGCTTCGCAAATAATCAACAATATCAATCAATTTAGATACCGTATAATTAATATCATCAACACTGTTCAATGTTCCAATAGAAAATCTAACAGAACTATGTGCGTCTTGTTCAGATAGTCCCATAGCCATCAATGTTCTAGAAGGATCATTTGAATGTGAACTACAAGCAGAACCTGCGGATGCAAATATTCCAGCATTATTTAATAGAAGAAGTAATGTTTCTGCATTTATTCTTTCAAATGTGATATTTACAATTCCTGGCAACGTATTACTTGAACAGCTATTAAGATAGCAGTTACTTATATTATTCATTATACCAGAAATCAATAAATTTCTTAATTGTTTTATATATTCAATATCTTGTTCAATGTTATTAGTAGCAAGTTCTATTGCTTTTCCCATACCAACTATATTAGCAACATTTTCAGTACCCGCCCTAAAATTCTTTTCCTGTGAACCACCATTAAGGTACTGGTCTATACTGGTACCTTTTTTAACATATAAAGCCCCTATACCCTTAGGTGCGTGGAATTTATGACCAGACATTGACAACAAATCCACGCCAAGTTCTTTAACGTCTATTTTAGTATGACCAACAGCCTGAACGGCATCTGTATGAAGTATAATCTTATGTTTTTTTGCTATATCAGATATTTCTTTTATAGGCTGAATACTACCAACTTCATTATTAGCATACATAATAGACAAAAGAACAGTGTTATCTTGTATAGTGTTTTTTAATTGGTTTATATTTATAGTACAAGTATTATCTACTGGTAAAAATGTAACATCTGCCAGTCTATGTTCTAAATATTTACAAGAATTATACACAGCAGGGTGTTCTACTTGTGTTGTAATTATATGTGGATCAATATGATCATTAAGATGATTAAATATTATTCCTTTAATAGCCCAGTTATCGCTTTCTGTTCCACCAGACGTAAAATAAATTTCTGATGGATCGGCATTAATAGCATTAGCGACTTTAGTTCTAGCATCTTCAATTGCTTGTTTACTAGCTAAACCCAGTGAATAAATAGAAGATGGATTTCCATAGCTTGACTTCATATAAGGTAGCATAGATTCCAACACTTCGTGTTTTATTTCAGTTGTAGCACTATTGTCTAAATAAACAGTTTTTATATTAATCACCTTCTTGTTTAATTTGTATATTATCCCAACCTAATTCTTTACATTTTAGATATATAGCTTCTAATTCATTGAATGTTATTCTTGTATTATATAATCTAAATAGACTTGTTACATTTATTTCATTACTGAATTGTTGATAAGTACTAGTGATTATATAGTTATCTGGTTCATAAAATGATATACTGGTAATAGTATTGTTATCATTAGATTTTTTATATTCTATAGTTGGTTCATAATCAAAGTAATCTAAATTTTTATATTTTTCATAACCAAGTTTTTTAAACAAATCATCTGCATTCATAATTTATTTTCTCCTTCCATAATGAATTGCTACTATAACTTGTATTATATTTGTTACAAGAATAGCAAAACTTATGTATTGTACTGGAATGTTTTCCATATTAATCACCCCTATGTCTTTTGTTAAGTATAATATATCATACATTGCAATATTTGTCAAGTATTTATCGTCTTACTGCACATATTATTATGTAAGTTGTGATATAAGAAGAAATTACAATCATAAGAAAGGCTGCGCTTAAGCAAAGAACGGAAATTGCAAATTCCACAACTTTATCCCAAAAGTTCATTATTGATCACCATCCTTTGTTTGAATTATAATATTGTTTAATTTAAGCACGAAAGTAATTTTTAAGACATTCAAGTTTTACATCTATTATCATATCTTGTATTTTATCTAATAATTTAGATTTATTCTTTAGTTCATAATATTCTAGCGGCAATATTGTCATAACACCTTCTGCGTGTGAATTTTGTAATGAATAATATCTATTTTTTCTTTCAATAAGTTTATTAAATTTATCAATATCTTTTACTTTACCAGACTTAACATCAATACAATCTAAGATGTCGTCAAGTAAACTTTTATAAGAATCCATAATATTCACCCCTTATCATTATTACTTTTTTTACGTCTTGTAACAAAGTTATCTTCTATATATTTTATTATTTGTTTCAAGTTTAATTTATTCATGCAATAATCATATATTTGTGGATGTGTTTCTTTCATTAAATCAAATCTTGTTGGCTTTTTATCGTGTTGATATCCAAACATACAAAACATACAACCAGTTCTTCGGTAACCTTTATCATATATATTGCAATATTTGATATTATATTTATGTATATAGTCCCATATATCTTCTTCATTCCAAAATGATAGTGGCTTACTCATTGGTCTTTCACCTTGACCATCGAATACGTTGCAACCTGTTCTTAAATATGCTGATAATCTTTGTCCACCTTCATAAGCCATAGTTCCTATTATTGGATGTTTACCAGTTTCTTTTTCATATCTTTTTGCTGGTTCTTTCTTCATTATATCACAACATTTTGAACTTACCTTAAATGGTGCGTCAACTAAAAATTTATATTGGTCATGATTTCCATAATTGTGTTTGCCATTAACCCTGTCTATTGCCCATTTACTTCCTTTTCTTGCATAATCTATAGTACATGCTATTTCCTTTGAAACTACAGGATATCCATATTCGTCTATAACTTGTAAAAATGTCTTTTTAGGTCTTATTATTTCTACATTTTCTGTTTTTCTTACAAATTCTTTTATTTCTGGAAACTCTAGTCCAGTATCAATAAAAACAGCAGGTATATTAGGATAAATGCTTCTTACTAGATGAAGTAAGACGGTACTATCTTTTCCACCGCTAAAACTAATATATACATTGTTTTCACCATAATAATCTACAAATTGCCTAATTCTCAGTTTAGTTAATGCTTCTTTTTCTTCTAAGTTTAAATTTTGTAAATTACTTAATTCTTCTCTGGTCACGTCTTATTCACCTCTTTTGTTTATATTATACCGCTTTCTTCTTCGTAAAATTCACAACTTCCTTCGGTACAGTCTATTCCATACATTCCTGGTTTCTTATCATAATATGGACATTTTTCATTTTCACAATTGCCAGAAAACAAGTGATCGCACTTGTTATAATTATCTATTACTAGATCGAATTTTTTACTCATCTTATATCATCACCTTATCCCTAATTCTTCTGGTGTATAATCTACACCCAATTCCATTCCTTTATACATTGTACCAGCGGTGAAATTAGGTAAATTGATACAGTCGTCATTTAGATCATCTTTTAAGTATATTTTTATATAATCAACGCCTTGTGTAACACGTAAATATCTGTGTTTTGATATACTTAATACTTTATTTCTAAATGGTTTTATAACATTAGATAAATATTCCTTTTCTTCTTCTGTCAATATAGGTTCTTTATATTCTTGTTTTAGCCATTTATAACACCTATCACAGCTATTAAATGGTGAACAATATTCAAGTGGGTTTTTATTTCTTATCATTCTAATAATGTCGCAAATTTGTGATGTAAAACCAGCTTTAACTATAGGATCATCTTCGTCTAAATCTTCCAAAGTCCATAATTCTTTCACTTTATCAAAATTAGTCATACATATCACTCCTCTATGCCAAATTCATATTTTAGTATCTGCTTGTACCACTTATCAATAAATGCTTGTGCTACATCTTCGCTTGTTCCTAAATAAATTACACCTTGATCCATTGTGGTGGATAAGAAATCTAAATAAAGTGTCTTTCTTTCTATATCAACACTAATGAAGTAATTGTACTCGCCATATTCAAATGGCTTTTCTGCTTCAAGCAATGCTGTTTTATATTCAAGATATTCTTCTGCTTCTTGCTTGGTTTTGAAAACGTTTTTGAATAGATAAAGAAAATTATCGGCATTATCATCAACCCAAATGTGGCAATGAACTTCGCCATTATTATCTATATACCAATATTCTTCTTTTTTTGGTTTCCACATGCCCTCTTGTTGCTTTTCTTCTATTATTTCTACTTCTGTATTTAATTCATCAACATCTATTGTCATTGTTTGTCCTTCAAAACAATAAATTTCAGTATCATTAGCAAATTTCAATTTTGTTCCTTCTTTTATTTCGCCATTGGCTATTTTATTCAATAATTCAATTATTTTCATTTTCACACACCTCCATTTTCTTAAAAAGTATATATTCAAAATTGTTTGTAGCTTTTTTTCTATTAATGAAATTTAGTGCTTCTTCTTTAGTTTCAAAAGCCCTATATGAAGTCCTAAATCCATTGTATTTAATTCCAAAAACTGTATAAGCAACTAAGTAATTTGGATTCATATTTTACCTCCCAAAAATTATTCTCACATATCTACTTTTCTTTTGCTTTCAATCCTTTCCCTTGCAACATTGAAATATCCTTCGTCTAATTCTATACCGATAAAATTACGATTAGTGTTTATACAAGCCATTCCAGTAGAACCACTACCCATACAATTATCTAATACTATTTCGCCTTCATTTGTGTATGTTTTTATTAAATATTCTAATAATGCCACTGGTTTTTGGGTAGGATGTAAATTGCTGCCTTTATGTATATTATCACGTGCGTATTTAATTACTGAAGTTGGTGTCCTAAATCCATCATTAACCCATATACCAGAATTGTCAGACTTAAAATTTAAGTCTGAATCATCATTATTTTTGTAGTTTTTCTTCGTGTATGGTTTACCAGCAAGTAATTGCTTATTATAAGTTGGTTGCTTTTTATAAAATACCAATATGTTTTCATGTGAATTTAAAGGCTTACGATTGGCATTTCCAAAGTCTGTACCTTTATCTTTTTGCCATATCAATTCGTATCTAAAATATTTTAAATTACTATTAACAAGTTGGCTTGTAAACGGTTGTTTTGCAAATAATACTATCGCACCGTTATCTTTTATAATCCTATTATATTGTTTCCATAATAGATTGAATGGTATGATAATATCCCATTTACAAGCCGTAGTACCATATGGCAAGTCACATAATATCATATCAATGTAATTATCAGGAATATTTTTCATTAATTCTAGACAATCGCCTTGATATAATTGTATCATTAGACATCACCCCTTAAATCTTTTTCTTCTATAACTTCTTGAATGTTTTTTATATGAATTTGAATGATATGTTCTTCTATACGAACTTTTACTTCCTTTACTTAACCCTTTTAATGATTCTACAAATAAAAGTCCAAGTATATTTCCAAGCATCTTAAATCACCTCTTAAGATTTATTTTCCCCATTCTTAGTGTATTCTATGCTATCAACAAAAACTAAATCCATTAGTTTAGTTAATATTTCAATTTTTCCTTTTATATCTTCATTTTCATATTTTTCAAAGTTTACGTCATCATCATATGCGTCTTTTCCCATAATATTGCAATATTGACTTATTACAAATTGTTGTATATCATTAAATTCAACTTCTATTTTTGCTAAATCATTTTTATATTTATTAGCAAATTCTTCATCATAAGGAATGTCGTCAAATAATTCGGGCATTTTTTCTTTGAAATATAATAAAAGCGGTATCATTACTTGTCTTACGTGTGGATGTACTGTACTTTGACATCTTAAACTGAATATATGACGCCATTCACGTATATTAGCAGTCATACATATTTCTGTAGCCAATGATGCTGGTAAAACCATTCTTGCTTGGTCTGGTGTACCACCATTATTTATAATATCAAAATAAGATTTTTCAGACTGTTCCATAGCAGTAATCCATGACTTGTATTTTTGCCATTCCTCACTATTTTCGTCTTGTATATCTGGTTTTAAGAAAAATGGTTCTATGACTTTAATTTGATTACCAAATTTGTCTTTGCTATAATTACAATATCTTGAACTTTCTATACTAAATGAACAGTGTCTATGTCTTGTTATGTCCCACATAGTTCCCCTGTCCGTTATAAGTCTAACACTTATTTTTTCGTGTTCTATTACACTTTCATGACCACGATTTATGCAATTTTTAATAAAGTTTTTATACGAATTTTCATCTTTTACTTCTGATTTATAACAAGTCCTACCTGCTTTTTCTATATTTTTCATTATTGCTTTTCCATCAATGTATGGACTTATTATTTTAGGTTTAACTATTATCATATTGTGTCCACCTTTCATTTGTAAGTATAGCAAGACACTTGCGGCGAACTTATGTCTTGCTATAACATTATTTTAGTTGTATATAGGATGATTATCTGTTAAAATCTTAACCTCATTCCTTACATCATCAATTATATCATTTTTATCTATGTTTGTCAATACTTTTGTTATTAAATCAGCTATTTTAATACAATCTTCTTCGTTAAAGCCACGTGTCGTAATCGCAGGTGTTCCAATTCTAATACCACTTGTAACTGATGGCTTTTCAGTATCAAAAGGTATAGAATTTTTATTTACTGTTATATTTACCTTTTCTAGTGCTTTTTCGGCGATATCACCAGTAAGGTTTATACTTTTTAAATTTAATAACATTAAATGATTATCAGTACCACCTGTAACTAATTCTATACCATTTTCTATAAATCGTTTAGACATGACTTTAGCATTTAATACCACTTGTTTTTGATATTTTTTAAATTCTTCGCTTAATGCTTCACCTAAGCATACTGTTTTACCAGCTATAACGTGCATTAACGGTCCGCCCTGATTCATTGGGAATACAGCTTTATCTATTTTACCAGCTAAATATGGTAAACAAAAAATCATACCGCCACGTGTTCCACGTAAAGTTTTATGTGTGGTTGTTGTTATAACATCTGCTATACCAAATGGTGAAGGGTGTACCCCTGTTGCCACAAGTCCTGCAATATGTGCCATATCAACCATTAAATATGCACCAATTTCATCTGCAATACTTTTAAATATATTAAAATCTATTATTCTTGGGTATGCACTTGCTCCTGCAATAATAAGTTTTGGTTTGTATTTTAATGCTAATTCACGGACTTGATCATAATCTATATATCCTGTATCCTTTTTAACACCATATTGAACACTATTATATAGTTTACCAGACATAGTTATTGGATAACCATGTGATAAATGACCACCAAATTGCAATCCCATACCTAGTATAGTATCACCTTCTTTTAATAAAGCTGAATATACTGCCATATTAGCCTGGGTACCAGAATGTGGCTGAACATTTACGTGATAATCTGTGCTAAATAGTTTTTGTGCACGTTCTATCGCTAAATTTTCCATTAAATCTACATAATCACATCCACCATAATATCTATGTGATGGGTAACCTTCTGCATATTTATTAGTCAAAACACTACCAGTTGCCTTTAACACATCATCACTAACGATATTTTCAGATGCTATAAGTTCAATATTGTTTTGTTGTCTGTTAAATTCTTGTTTTATTATATCTTCAACTTCTTTGTCTTTTATGTTAAATTCCATATAAAATCACCTTTCGTTTATTTTTTAGAAGCATCTTCTTTAATCGGCGAAATTAAATTAGATATTTCCTTTTTTATTTTTCTTAATTCTGTTATAAATTGTGTGAAAGTTGTTATTTTACCTTTTGCAACTTTTAGACGCATAAGATGTTTTATATATCCGTCAATAGCACTTTCCATAGTTGAATAATAACCAAATGTTTCAAAATAATCGTCATAATCTTCAATAGTTTTTGTTTTGTCTTTTGTCGTTTTTAATCTTAATTCTTTTTCATCTTGCGTATAGTATCTTTTTAACATATAACAAGATGAATCTGAATCGATGAACCATTCATCATTTATTTTTATCATATGCAACATCTCCTTTGAATTAATGATACATCAAAAAATGCGGCGTGTCAATATTAAATTGTCAATGTTCGCTTAATCTAAATTTATTTTACCATATTTTATTCATTTTGTCAAGTATTTTTTATATTTTCCAAAAAATGGAAGCGGCATTTTTTCACAAGAGATTACTAAAGGTTATGACACGTAAAATTTTGGGCTGGTAAAAGAAAAAGTTTATTGTTGCGTGAAAATTGTACAAAAAAAGCATTTACTATAATATAAGTGATTGCATAATTTTGCAATTATATTGCATACAGTAACAAGTACTTGTTACAAGTAGTAACAAGTTATATATTACAAATAGTTACTATTGTCATTTTATATTTTCTATTTATTATATATTATATATAATAAATATTACTAATAGTAACAAATACATGTTACTATTAGTAACAAGTACTTGTTACTGTATATAAATTTTATGTTGACAAATATTAAATTATGTGTTATTATTATTACATAGAAAAAATAGAAAAAATATAGTTGACAATTTTAACGATTTGTGATATAATATTTTTGTAGGTGATAATATGGCTACAAAAGAAGGTAAAAAATTCGAAGAAGACATCAAAAAAAGTATTCCAGATTACGTCTATTGTTATAGAATAAAAGATCCCGCACAGTCTTTTGGTCGTGACAGTAGATTTACAAGATTTAGCTTAAAAAATGAATGTGACTTCTTCTTCTACAAGAAACCATATTTAATTGCTGCTGAATTAAAAAGTAATCAGGGTACTTCAATTTCTTTCGCTAAAACAAAAGAAGAAAAGGGTGAAATCAAATATGACCAAATTAAATTCTTATCTTCCGCACAAAGATATGGGATTATATGTGGTTTTTTACTCAACTATCGAAAGACTAATACAACATATTGGTTAGATATAAATAATTTTAATAGATTCTGTGAAAATACAGAAAAGAAATCTATTAATGAAAAGGATTTAATCGAATATGGTGGTATAATTGTTCCATCGATAAAGAAAAGAACGAGATACATATATGATTTATCTTTTTTATGGTCAAATGATAAATAGCATGAAAGGGGGTATACCCATGAAGAATAAACTAAATATATTCGTAGATATAGATAATACTATATTTGATAGCACAAGTAAAGTTTTAAATTTGTTAAATAAATTCTATAATACTGAAGTTAAATCAGAAGAAATAAAGGAATATAACTTCAAAGATAAATTTCCTGATTTACCAAATGAAACTGTTCGTAAAATATTTGATAAAAAAGACTTTTATTACGATTATATGTATATAAATACAACTGCACTTGCAAGTATAAAAGTTTTTATTGACAATTTAAAATGTCGTGTTAATTTTGTTACATTAGGAACACAAGAAAATCTTATAAACAAAAGAAATTGGATAGATGATATATGTTATTTAACTAATATATATTATAACGAATATTATGGTGATACAAATAATGTAAGTGATAAAACATTTGTTGATATGTCTGGTGGTATATTTATAGATGACAATGTTAAATGTTTAAGAAATTCAAATGCTGATATAAAAATATTATTAAAAAATAATTCTGAAAACAATTGGAATAAAGTTGAACCAAATGAAGAAATATATATAGCTAATGACTGGAATGATGTATATAAAATTGTATGTTTTTTTGTTTGCAATAGGGAGATGATATGATGAATTATGTAATAATTGGTAAAAGTGGATCTGGTAAAAGTAAAATTGTTGATGTATTAACAGAAAATTTCAAGTTTAGTAAAATTGTTACTAATACTACAAGACCAATTCGTGAAGGCGAAAAACAAGGTGTTGATTATAATTTTATATCAAAAGAAGAATTTGATAAAATGTTAGAAAACGATGAATTTGCAGAATATTTTATCGCTGGTAACGGATGGTGCTATGGTACATCGAAATCGGATTTAGAAGGTGATGATAAATTAATTATATTAACTCCGTCTGGATTGCGTCAATTACAAGGAAAAGATATAAATTTTAAAAGTATTTATATAGTTGCTGATGACAAAAAAAGATATATAAGACAAATAATGCGTGGTGACGATATTAAAGAAATAGCAAGAAGAAGTGAAACAGATAAAGTGGATTTCGATGGAATTGAAGATGAAGTTGATTATATAGTATACAACGATACTTCAATAGAAGATACAATTTTTAGCATTTTATCTTTAATGACATTTGATGAATGATTTTGTATGGGAGGCGATATCATTTGGCTGTAAATAGACAATTTTATATTTATAAATTTAATAGTAAAATATTACAAGATCAAAATTATGATATAAATATAACATTTAAAAAAGCTAAAGAAAACTGTCAAATAGTTGCTGTGGCTGATAGTCAAATGTTAAGAAGTATTCGTGATATAAAAAACAGATATATAGACAAAGATCTTATAGAAATGCTTTTTATAAAAAGAAATGAATATAAAAAATTACCACCTTCTAAATCAAATTCATCTTTAGTACGTGAGATAAATAAGCAGATAAATGAGAAAATGTTTGTACCAGAATATGTATCTGTAGTTATTGATAGTATATCACATTATAAAAAAATAATCAAGAACGGCATTAAAATAAATGGAAAAAAATATGTAAGAATATCTTGTAGTGCATCGCAAGCAAGAGTAAATACAATTATAATGGTTGAACAAGATATATCGGATGAATTATATAGAAGACTTACTAATGGTATGCATAGTAAGAAGCTCAATCCTAGCAAATTCAACGCTTATTTTGGTTTAAGCAGTTCTGCAACAAAAGTTGTAAGTAATCCAAGTGTGTGTGTTGTCCCAGATCATTTAGATAAAAGACCTACATTGGTAAATTGGGTTACAGAAGTTGACGAGCCGTTAAAAGATGATATTATAGACGAAAAAATAGTTGATTTTGAATACAATTATTTTGATGGTCAAGGCTTAATAAGTCCAAATTTAGCAAAAAAATGGGCTGACGAACTAGATTTAGATTATATACCAGCAGAATTTTGTATAAGAAATGCATTTATAAAAGGTATGGTATGTGTATTTGACTTTGTTGACTTTTGTAAAATAAAAAATAATAATAATTATATAATCAAAGATATATATGGTGTGGAAAAAGACTTAAGAAATATTGATTTGATTATAAGTGAATCACAATTTAAAATGTGGGATTGCTATGATAATTTTGATGAATATGAGAAGAATTGCGAAGAAAACAAGTTATATTGGGGAGTATCAAGATATTCACCTAAATATGATAAAGATATATTGGTTTCTAATTATCAATCTTTGCAGACATTAAAATTTGACGATAAAGGAATAGAAGATATATGCAGTCTTACTATGGATTGGATAAAAAAAGTGTCATACAAAGATATATTATATACAATATTATTCCTTTTAGGCGAAAATATAAATGAGGAATCTGTAGTGGCATTTTTGAAATACAGTGATAATTACTGGCTTAAATGCTTATTATTAGATAATGACTTGATAAAAGATAAATATATACAAGAAAAAATACATGATTCTATAAAATCAAAAATATCTAAAGCATGTCTTGGTGAAATTTTATTATATGGTAATTATCAAGTTTTAGTTTCCGATCCTTATGCTATGATGGAACATATTTGTGGTATGCCTGTTGTAGGGTTATTAGGAAACAAAGAACATTACTGTAATTATTGGAATGTTAGAAATGTAAATATCGTTGACGCAATGCGTTCACCATTAACATATAGATCTGAACATAATATACTGCATTTAAAGAAAAACGATGACACTGAATACTGGTATAAATATATAAATACTGGTGTAATACTTAATGTTCATGGTGATGATGTTATTAGATTCGCAGATAGTGATTTTGATATGGATATAGTTGCTACAACATCTAATAAAACAATAATTGATGGTGTGTTTACCGATACATTACCAGTTGCATATCAAAAGAAAACAACAGAAAAAAAGGAATTGACATTTGAAGATTTATGCAAGGCAGACATGTTAGCATTTGGTTCTGATATAGGTCAAATAACAAATAAAAGCACATCTATGTATTCTATGTTATATTTATATGATAAAGAAAGCGATGAATACAAAGAAATATTGAAAAGGCTTATTATGACAAGGGTTGCACAGGGTAATAGTATTGATAAAGCCAAAGGGGTGTGTGTAAAAGAATTTCCTAAACATTGGTATAAATATCAACATATATCTGATGATGACACAGAAGAAATTAAAGCTAAAAAACAGTTATTTAACAACATATTGATAGAAAAAAGACCATATTTCTTTACTTATTTGTATAAACACATAAAAGATGATTATAAAAAATATGTTAATGGTAGAAATGAATATTGTCGTGTTATGTTTGGATCTACTGTTGATGAATTACGTTTAAAACAAGATAAGACACAAGAAGAAATTGTATTTTTATCAAAATATGATAACTTTATGCCAGTAATAAACACACCTTGTGAAATGAATAAAATTTGCTGGAGAATAGAGAAATTCCAAAAAGAACTAAAGAATGACTTAAGCACTATATCTGATGATGAATGTTGGAAAAAATATGTTTCTGATTTTGTTAATAATGACGATCTTTATAAGAAAATCAAAGATGTTGTTATTAAATATTTTAAAGAAACAGAAGAATTTAAATTAATGAGATTTGATCTTGATAAAAACAAGTATAACGAAGATGAAGACAGTAGAATCGAAAATGTATATAATAAATTTAAGGAAAATATGAATAATGTGTGTTCGAATACCGAATTACTTGTTAATTATTTAGTTCCAATGTTTTATACTGACATAAAAAGCAAGAATAAAGATATTTTGTGGAAGTGTTATGGCAAATATATGTTTAAAAACCTAAAAGATAAGACATCTAGCTTTATAATGCCAATATCAAATCCACTTGGTGAAATAAGTTATTTAGGAAAGAATTTTGCTAGTAGGGAGGTATTAGTAAATGATTAATATTTATAATGAAGTTGAATATGCGCAAAAGATACTTGAAAATGGTTTTATTACAAGAAGAAAACTATATGAATTATCCATATTAGCAAAATTCTATTATTCACAAGGTAAAAACAAACAGGAAATTTTTAATTTACTAGTTGATTTTTGCGATAAAAATATGGAGAATTTTAATAAAGTATTGTATTTTGATAAATTATCTAATATAGTTAATACAAGTAAAAATACACCGATAAAAAATATAAAATTTATAGGTATAAATCAAAAAGATATTGATATAATAGATAAACTTCCAGATATTGAATGTAAAAAAGTATTGACATCTATTATTGTTTTGTGTAAAATTAAACATAGGACAACTGGTGGTAAATATATAAATATAAAATATTCTAGATTATCAAGAACATCACATATAAAATCTACATCAAAAATTCGTGATATATTACATGAGTTAGTAGATAAAAAAATCATAAATATATGTATAAATGGTGCTATAGAATATCTTTGTGATATAACTGATGATAACGAATATTTATTTATAGTAAAAGATTTTGACAATATTGGTTTATATCTTATGAATTATATTAATCATAAGTATATAGAATGTGAAGAATGTGGTAAAATGATGCGTAAAAGAAATAATAGTAACAAATTTTGTAATGAATGTGCTAAAAAACGTCATAGGATGTCCAAATTAAAGTACTATTACGAAAGTCAAAAGAATAAATCCTAGACATTCTAAAATAAATAAAATATACCATGTAATTGGCTAATAATGCTGATTACAAGGATTATACTTATATAAAAGATTATTTTTATATAATGGAGAAAGAATGTTGCGGATTAAAAGGAATATGAAAGGGATGAGAAGATGTCAGACGAAAAAAAACGTGAAAGATGGAAAAGTGAGATAGGTGATAATTTTTCACCAGAAGATTTGGTTAAAATGGTATCAAGAAGAACTGGTTTTACAAATGCCGATGTTCAAGTTGTTGTAAGGGCAACTTTTGATATTATAGAAGAAATCTTATGTTCTGGAAATTCTGTTAGTATGGGACATATTAAATTCGGAAATACATTAAAAAGATTGGCACCATTTTATAGCAAAATTTTTGACACACAAATACCAGTAAGATATTCTTTGAAACCAAAAGTATTTTTCACAAAAAGTATATTAGATCAATTTAAAAAATATACCGAGCAACTTGAAATAAATAAAGAATGGGCTATGCTAAAGCCAACATTGCAAAGAATTGATCTTAAAAACAAAGAAAAAGGAGATAGGGATAATGAATAAGCAAGGAATGATAGAAAAGCAAGAAACAAACATTTCTGGTATACTTAATTTAGAGGGGAATAACCCTATTTTAGAAATTAACGGTGAAATGTATAACTTGATAGATGCGCTTCAAAAGTTTGATGGTAAAGATGTGAATATCATCATAACAAATAAAAAGGAAACAATGACTGAATAGAAGGTGAATGTATGGAATTGAAAAGAAAACCTAATGAAAGTGATTTTGCTTATAAGGAAAGACTTATAGTTGCAAAATTAGACAGGGAAATCGACCTTGATTGGTCTGAAATTGCTGAATTGTTAGGCGAAAATTGTCATCCAGACCATTTAAGAAAAACTGCTTATGGAATATACGAAAGTTATAAACATAGATTGGAAAATGCCATTGATGTATCAAGTCAAGACATTTTAGATAATATAGAAGCAAAAAAAATAGAATTACAAAAGGAAAGATACAAACTTAGCGATGAACGTATAGCACTTAACAAAATAATTAGAAACAAATCAAGACAAGAAGAACTAAATGAAATAATACAAAGATGCTTATCTGATGGAAATTTGCCTAAATTAAAACCTATTACACATAATAATATAAAAACCAGTAGTAAATCATTAATGGTTAGCTTAAATGATATTCATTATGGTCAAGATATAACCAACACATGGAATACTTATAATTCTGATATATGCGAAAGAAGGTTTGCAGAATATCTAGATAAAATAATAAAAATTCAATTTGAACAAAAAGCTGATGAATGTGTTATATGGGCTAATGGTGATATGATAAGTGGTAATATCCATAATGAAATAAGTATAACCAATAAAGAAAATGTAATAGAACAAATAATGCAAGTTTCTGAACTTATATCATCATTTTTGTATTATTTATCACAATATTTTAATAAAGTAAGGTTTGTATCTGTTTCTGGAAATCATTCAAGGCTTACAAGAAAAGAAGATGCCTTAAAAGATGAGAGATTGGATGATTTAATAGAATGGTATTTAAAAGCCAGACTTCAAAATATAGATAATATAAAATTTGATGATTATGACAACATAGACACAACAATGTATTTAGTTAAAGTTAAAGGACTAAATTATATTGGTGTTCATGGCGACTATGATTGTTCACATTCATCTATTCAAAATTTAGTGTCTATGGTAGATGTACCAGTATATGGAATATTATCAGGTCATTTACATCATAATAAAATAGATACTGTGCAAGGAGTTAAGATTATATCTGGCGGAAGTATGATAGGTATGGACTCTTATTGCATACAAAAAAGAATTCTTGGAACACCAGAACAATTAGTATGTGTATGTGATAACGAAGGTTTGATATGCACATATAATATAGAATTCAAACAATAGATTTTAAGCAGGACATTAGATGTCCTGCTTTATTGTATAAAAGGATTTGAAGGGAAGTGTTAAAAGGATGGCTAACAACAAAAAAATGGCGAGAAGAAATAAAGTTGGTGGTGCTGCACATTTAAACGAGATTTACCAAGTGGCACTCGAAAAAGCTGAAGATGTAGATAGTGCCAAAAATGATAATGTGGACATTGTTTCTTCTGATGAATCAAAAGATGGTATAATAAAGCCATCTGACAAACAACCAACAAAAAAAGGAAATGTAGAACAAGTTAAATATGATCTTCAAGGAAGACCTAGTAAAGCCATGTTGGCTTTAATAGATAGATATAAATGTACTTCACAAAAAGATTTAGTAGGAAACACAATAGATGAAATTGTTTCTGATAATATATATAAAATACAACAAGCTGTGACTAATATGATTAAGTATGGTGACAGTAAAGTTTTCAAGTTACTTCCTAAAGAACTTGATAGTGAAATGCGTGATTATGGGATGGCGGCACAAGAATACTTTGGTAAAAAAATAGCTGAACTTAATAATTTACCAGTATATGTAGTTCCAGTTACATATAGAAGATGTAATAAATGCAAACAATATAAATCTGAAGACGAATTTTATTCTACACAAAGTGATATATATGATGGAAAATTTCCTATTTGTAAAGAATGTACTAAAACATTATTCAAAGAATATCTAAAGAAATATAAAGATATAAAAGAAGTATTAGTTTTGATGTCGCAAAAATTTGATTTATACTTATATGAACCAACAATAAAAAGAATGGTAAATTATGCAGATACAATAGAAGGCAAAAAAGAACTTACCGAAAATACATTCTTTGCAAACTATTTATCAAATTTGTATTTAGATATACAACTTGGTGGCGTTGAAATAAATGAACCAGATTTTTCAAAGTCTTATTTAGGGGGTATCCCATTTAAATCAATGGCGTTTCAATTTAATTTACCACCTATATATAATGATAGGATAATAGCAGAAGGTGAAGAAATTGACGAATTAGAAGATGAAAATTTATCTGCTAGTAAAATATTAAAACTAAGAAGAACATGGGGCGATTCTTATACTTTAGAAGAATTAAAATGGTTAGAAAGTAAGCACCAAGAATGGCATAATAACTACGATATACAAGGTAAAAATAGGGAATTACTTGTTCAACAATTATGTCTAGAAGAATTATCTATTTTTAAGGGCAGACAATTAGGTGCTGATGTTAGTAAAAATCTTAAAAACATACAAGATATGATGAAAAATAGTGATTTAAGTCCAAAGAAAACTGCATCTATGGCTACAAATTCTGAATTTGCATCATTAGGTGATTTTATAAGACACGTTGAAAAAACTAAACCGTTTATAAATAAAGACAAGGAATTTGAAGATGTTGATGGAATACAAAAGATATGGAAATCTATAGCTGGTGCTATAGCAAGAACACTAGGAAGAAGTAATGAATATACAGAAGAATTTAAAGAAAATTATAAAGAATACACCGTAGACATCGAAAGTGTTGGTGGTTCTGATGAGTAATAAAGATGTTTTTTGGGAGAATTTTGAATCATGGATTTGTTACTATAGACTTAATATACATAGGTTTTGTGAACAATATTTAGGTGTTGATTTAAAATTATTCCAAAAATTAATTATATATGCGATGGATTCACCTAATGCCGTAGGTTTGAATACATTTGTGTTTTTTGCAAGCCGTGGTCTAGGTAAAACATTTTTGACTATGGTGTTTTGTATCGCAAAAGGAATATTATATCCTGGTATAAAAATTAGAGTCGCCGCACCTAACATAAAGCAAGCAACGTTACTTATTGGTAAAGCAATAGAATTAAGACGTGAACATCCAAATATAGATAGAGAAATTGAAGGAGAAATAAAAATTAACAAAGATCAGGCAAGAATACTTTTAAAAAATGGATCTACTATAGAAACGGTTGTTTGCGGCGAGGGTGCTAGAGGCGAAAGAGCTAATATTATGATTATGGATGAAAGTCGTGGTATGAATAAAAATATCATAGATACTGTATTTATTCCATTTTTAACAGGTACAAGAATGCCGCCATATTCAAAAAATCCTAAATATGAAAAATATTTAAAAAAAGAACACAATTCTAAAATATTCTTAACTTCTATAGGATATAAAGATGAATGGTCTTATAAGGATTTTGAAAACTATGCTAAATTAATAGCCAACAAAGTACCTGATTATAATATCATATCATTACCATATCAATTTGGTATAGAAACAGGAATTATTAGTAAATCTACAATAGAATCGCAGGTTCGTGAAAATAAAACTGATATTCATACTTTCCAAATGGAAATGGAAGTTATACCTTTTGGCGAATCTGATACATCAATGTTTACTTATACACAAGTAAATAGGTCAAGAAAACTTGTTGTTCCTTTAATTCCGCCAACTGATAGTGAATATATAAATTATAAAGGCGACCTAAAAAAATCACCTTTTTATCAGCCTAAAGATTCTTACGAACTTAGGGTAATAAGTATGGATATAGCTGTAAGTGCAGGAAGGTTAAACGATAATACGGTATTTACTGTGTTTAGATTAACTAATAATGGCGATCATTATTTAAAAGAGCTTTCATATATAGAAGTAATGAATGGCGTAAACTTAGATAGGCAAATATTAAGATTAAAACAATTATTTTATGATCTCGAATGTGATTATGCAGTAATTGATGCTGGTGGTGCATTAGGTATAAATGCAGCCAATACTTGTGGTCAAATAACAATGGATATTGTAAGAGGTAAAAAATATCCTGGCTGGTGTACATGTAATAAAAATGAAAAATTTGATATAAGGGTTACAGATCCAAATGCAGTACCTGTAATGTTTTGTTTGCAAGTATCTGGTGCTAGTGCTTCGTCTGTTCAATATAATATGGTTGTAAATGCGCAATTAGATTTTGAGAGAAATAGAATTTTTCTTTTAGCTAGAGAAGACGACATAATAGAAGATTTGAATAATAGATTTGGTTATATGAAATTGGTTACAAGTTCAAATCCGCTTGAAAAGGAAAGGGCTAATAATATGTTACTTCCTTTTATAAATACAAGTGAACTTGTTAAAGAATGTGTCGAAACACAAGTATATAAATTACCAAGTGGAAGATGGACTTTTGATGAAAAGAATGGAAGGAAAGACCGTGTAATAAGTATGATATATGGCTTATATTTTATAAATGAATTAGAAAAAGATTTATATGTTGACCAAAATAAATATAAAGCCGAAGATTATTTTTCTTGTAAAGGTCATGCTAATAATTTTAATAGCGTAAAACAAGTAAAAAATCCTTTCGTTAATAACCTAAAAAAATTAGGTGGATTCGGAGGTAGAAGATAATGATATATGATATTGTTCTTAAAGAAGACGTGTTATTATATGATGCTATGGATATCTTGTCTAAATTAGGATGTTTTGTATTTGCAGATATGCATTTATATGTTTATACTGATAAAAACCTAAAGAATAATAAAAAAATAAACATTCTAGTAGATACTATAAATGAATTAAATTATGAACAATGTAATAAATTATATAATCCTATGGTTCGTCAATTTTGTTTAGATAAACTTTATGAAGAGGCAATAAATGATTTTGAAAAAAGTCCAGAAGGTCAAAAAAAGATAATAGAAGTATATAATTTTTTAAGTAATTTAGAAAAATTACAATCGAAAGGGGCGGTGGAAGTTGCCAAGAAAGACACAGAAGAAGGAAGTGCAAGCGAAATCGCCTGCGAATCCAACGATTAAAGACGTTGAAAATGTTTGGAAAAAACTATTTAATAAAAAAGATGTTAATTTATTTAGCATACTACAAGGATATAACAATGTTTTAACAAACGATCCTTATTTATTAAATCAAAGAGTTAAGCAATTAAAAACATTACCAAATTTTTTAGATCGTGATACAATAGAAAAGGCTTTAGTTAATCCAGAAAACAATGAATTTGAATTAAGAACTGCTACTAGAAGCATGTTGTATTTGACATATCCTTTATATAGAATGATGATGTTATATGAAGGAATATTAACATATAAAGATTATTTTTTACCAACTTACGTTGATAAAGAAGAAATGGATAAACCAAGATTCAAATCAGATGTAAAATTTGTTGATATGTGGAGAAAAAAATTAAATGCCAAAAAACAATTCAGAAGAATAGTGGCAGAAGTTCTAGCTGAGGGTAAAAAGGCGTATTATTTAAGACAATCATATGATTCATCTAAAGGTAACGAAAATGTTGATTATGTTCATTTTCAAGATTTACCAAGTGATTGGTATAAAATAATAAAACATTCAACAGAAAGTTATGCTGTTGTTGCATTTGATTTCACTTATTTTTGGCAAGCTGGTACAAGTCTTGATATGTTTCCGCCTATATTTAAGCAATATTATGAGGAACTTGAATCGATAACGGATAATCGTGATGGTAAAAAATATATAAATCCTTTAAAAAATAATAACAAAGGATTATTAGAATATAGTAGCGAAAAGAATGCGTGGTCATATTGGCGTGAACTTCCATCAGATCAATGTTTTGTTTTTTCGTTTACAGAATCAGATGATTTACAAATATCACCTTTTGCCGCATTATTGTTGCAAGCACAAGATTTAAGCTCTTATTCTTTATTACAACAACAATTATTAGCAGTTCCTTTATATTCTATAATTTTAGGTGAAATACCTTTGTCAAAAGAAAATCAATCTGGTGCACATATTGATGACTATGCTTTATCACCAATGTCAGTTGATTTATTTGAAAATAAAGTAAATAGTAATATGCCACCTGGAATAACTTATAATATGGTTCCTACAACAGATAACGAATTATATCATTTTGAAGCTATTCCTAATGCAAATGAAATATACGATAAAGGTTTACAACAGATGATAAACACTTCTGGTACATCTACTTTAATGACAACAACCGAAAAGCCTTCTGTAGCACAAGTTGCAGCTGGTAAGATAATAGAAAAGCGTTATATAGATAGAATGTATGAACAATTTGCTTGGGCAGTTAATATTATATTCAAGAATTTATATCTTGATGGTGACATACATTATCGCTGGGAATATAGGATATTTGGTGATGCATTTAGTGAACAAGAAGATAAAAAAGATCTTGAAAAAAGTTTAAGTATGGGACAATCTGAATTATTACCAAAATATTTAGCTTATCACGATATGAGCTTATCTGATGCTATAACAGCTATAGATTATGTTGATAGCACAAAAATATATGATAAATTTACAGTATTAAGATCTTCATTTAATACAAATATTGATGATATGCAGCCTGGAAGAAAGAAAAAATCAGAAAATGAAATAGACAATGATAATACTGCGTCATCTGTAGATTTGGGCGAAGACACAAGCGAGGTTCGTGAAACAAGCGAATATGAAACAACGGTAGGTGGTAGTAGTGGAGAATAAATGTAATCATAATTGTTTTGATGAAAATAATACACTTAGAATTATTCCATTATTTAGGTATCTAGGTGTTTTAAATCACAAGAAAACAGCTTTATGTATTTGTTGTAAAAGTAATATAACTATTAATGATGATGAATTTAATAATTTATTATCGTTACAAAAGAAAGACTAATAAGGTTATCCTTTTAGAATAAATTTTCAAAAGAAAGGATGGTGAATTATGAAGAAAGTATTTAGCGTAGATGTGTCTAAAATAGATGTTGAAGAAGCAAATAGTAAAGATTTTATGAAATTAAAAATATATGCTATTTCAGATAAAGTTAATAGAAATAATTCAGAATTTTTATATGAAGGCTTTGAAGATTCTATCAAAACAATGTATAACAAACCTATTTTGGCTTATTACAATAGTGACATAGGTGATACAGAAGAACATAACAGTCAAATAAGCATTGATGAAGAAGGTGTTTTTACTGATTATCAATATGAAACAGGTGAAAGACCAGTAGGGGTTATACCAGAAAGTGCTGATATACATATAGAAACCATAGATGATAAAAATTGGATTGTTATTGATGGATGTGTTATTTGGACAGAATATAATAGACAACTCTATAAATTAATAAAAAAGCAATTAAAAAAGAAGGTTAGTGTTGAAGTAGAAGTCCTTGATTATTATAATGAAGATGGAATAGATAAGTTTAAAACTTGGAAATTCTTAGGTATAACTATTTTAGGCAAAGATCCTTCCGATGGTTCTATTATAGAAGAGGGTATAGAAGGTGCACATTTGCAACTTGATGATCTTGCTGATTCACCAACATTCAATAAATATATGTCTAAACTATCATTTGCTTTAAATAAACAATTTTTAGATAAAAATATTGATGTAAAGAGGGTGGAATTTATGAAAACTTACAATGATTTAAGAAAAAGTGCTTCTAGATATTTAGAGAAATACACATCTGTTAATGAAGAAGAGAGTTGTGCTTATTTTAGATATTGTGTAGAAGATGTAATGTTGGATTCTTCTGAAATAATTGTTTATGATTATCAAGAAGATAAATATTATAAAATTGCATATACAATAGTAGAAGATGATGTTGAATTGGATATGGAAAACATAGTTGAATTAGAATTGACTTATGTTGAAAAGTATTCTTCTAATAATCATGAGAAAATATTTATAAACGCAGATGAAAAAGATGTACCAGCTAATGTTGAAAATCAAGATAATACTTGCAAATTTATAAAATCTGCAGAGGAAGCTGGGTATATATGTCTTGGTGTTATAGATGGCAAATTAAAATTTGTTAAGAAATTTTCTATTGAAAATGATAATATCGTTGAATTAGATAAAATAGAGATATTTAGCGTTGATGAAGAAAAATGCAATGATGATTTTTCTGAAGAATATTTAGTTCTAGATATTGAAGAAAAATCAGAGGAAACATGTAATGAAGCGTGTGATAACGAAGCATGCAATGAATCATGTGACTGTGAAGAAAAAACAGATGAAGAAGCATGTGATTGTGATGAAGAAGAAAACAAAATTACTGAATCATTAGATGATCAAACAAAAGAAGATCAAAATAATAATGCAGAGAGAATTGTTGAATTAGAATCACAAAATCAAGAGCTTTTAACAGAATTAGAAACAGTTAAAGAAGAATTAAAAAGTATCAAAAATGAAAATTTCGTTAAAGAAACAGATGCTATATTAGATTCTGAAAAAGATTTAGACGATGAAGATAGAAAATCATTAATTGATATGAGAAATGAATTCAAATTTGCTACAGTAGAAGATTTTGTTAAAGAATTATGTTATAAACAATATATTAAAAAAGATAAAAAAGAAGAATCTAAGAAATTAGATTTTTCAGCAAATAAATCTTCTGTTATTGTTGAACCAAAAGTAAAAACAATGATAGAAAGATTAAAAGAAATTTAATCAATCAATAAGGAGGAAAATAATATGAATAAGAACTTTTTTCAACCTGTAAGAATGGAATCACAATTTGTTGATACTAAATTACAGAGCGTTTTCTTTATGGATAATGAAGAGAAAGCAGAAATTTTTGATGGTGCAGTAGTTAAGTTAGGAGATTTCGCTGCTGAGGATGTGTACACAGCATCTTATACAAGAGCGAAAGGTACAGACACAACTGTTTTAGATTTAAATACTAGAGAAGCTGTATTTTGTGAAGCTGCTACTGACAAAGGAATAGGCGTAATTGACCTAGCTACAGTTGCTACAGCAGACGGTATGGGAAATACATACAGATTAGGTGCTAAAACAATTGGTCTTAAAGCAGAAGCAGGTGTTCCTGTAAGATTTAGAAAATTAGTAGAAGATGATGTTTTCGTTATTGGTGAAGAAAACACAGAAGAATTAACTGTTGGTCAGTTTGCTACACCTGGAACAGATGGTAAATGGGAAGCAGCAGAAACAGCACCAGCAAGTGGTTTATATTGTAAGGTTGTTGACAAATATAATGTAACACAAGGCGTTAATGCTGATACAACAGCTTATAGATTATTAGTTGTAAACGCTTAATAATAAAATTTCACAGAAAGAAGGTAAAATAAATTATGAAGACAAATATTAAAAAATATTTTAACTTAAACAAAGCAGATGCTAGATTTTCAGCATTAACAGATGATGAAAAATTATTAGTTGAATCTGGCTTTGAAGTTGTTAAACAATATATTGCTAAAAAAGCACAAAATTCAGGAAGAAAATCATTTGCTGAATTACTTTCTGATGTTAAAATTGATGAGGAAAACACAAATGATTTAACAGTTGAGAAAATGGTTAAATACAGCTTAGAAAAAGCTGGTGTAGATGTTAGTAATTTTGAATTAAAAGATATTGCTAACCCTATGTTACACAACAAAGTTGTTTTCAAAGAAACATTTAACAATATTTTATCACAAATAATTACACCTATTATACCTGCTATGATTTCTGCGGAATTTATGGATTTTGCAGACATTGCTAATATCGGATGGGGAGATACAGCTAGATTCCAAGTACAATCTAACGATATTTACTATGTAACAAGAATAGCTGAAGGTGTTTTAAGTGGATCTGTTCAAAGAGTTTATAATGACGAACTAACAGTAAATCCAGAACCATACAATATCAAGACAACTGTTGATTGGTATCAAGTAGCAGCTGGTATATTCGATCTTGGTGAATTTGTTTATAGAATTGGTGTTTCATTTAGTGCTTATGTAACACAAATGGTTATTGATGCTATCACAAATTATATCACAGCAAATGCTACAACTTCTTATATTGTTAATGGTTTCTCGACATTAACATTCGTAAGATTAGCTGAAATCTTAAGAGCAGCTAATGGTGGTGCTAGAGTTCGTGCTTATGGTACATTAGCAGCATTAAGTGCAATAATTCCTGAAGCTAGTGCATATACTGGTTTAAGAGAAGGTTTAGGAGAAGAATGGGCAAAAGTAGGTTACATCGGAGTTTACAAGGATGTAGATCTTATGAGAATTCCACAAATTCTATTACCTAACACAGTAAATACAACACCTTTAGTAGGTATTCCAGACACAACTGTATACTTAATGGCTGATGGTGGACATAAACCTGTTAAACTTGTATTTGAAGGAAGCGCTATAACAATAGATATAATTCCTACAGAATCACCAGATAAGGAAATGGGCATTTCTGTAACACATAGAATGGGTATGACATTCGTAGCAGCATCTAAGATGGGTGCAGTTACTGGAGTAAATCCTTAATTAATGTTTTAAATAAAAATTTTAGTAGACAGCCAAGTTGGCTGTCTACTAAAAATATATAAAGATAAAAAGGAATAGAAGGAGAGTATGAATATGGCAAAAACTAAAAAAATGAGTAAGATAGATGCAACTGTAAGCGATGCAGTTATTAATACAGAAATTAACAATAACGTAGAGGATAATAGTGAAGTAGATAAATTAAAAAAGGAAAATGAAAATTTAAATAATAAAATATCACATTTGGAAGATTTAATCAATCAAATGTTAAAAAAATCCGAAAATAACGATACAAAGCCTACTATTATAGATAGCAATACTTATGTTGCAAAAATGGATAGACCTTGTACTTTAATACATCTTTTTGAATGTTATCCAGGATTAGATACTACTATATATGTTAATAATGCACCTATTACTTTTGCAAAATTTGGTGAAAAGAGAACATTTAGATTTTCTGATATGCAATCAATAGTATCAAGATATCGTGACTGGTTTATGCGTGGTATCTTTACATTAGGTGATGATTGTTCTGATTTTGCAGACGATTTTGGTGTAGAGGTAACTAAAATGCCTATGAATAAAGAAACTTATTCTAAAATAGCATCTTTATCTATGGATGAATTTGAAAATTTAATAAAAAACATGAACTATAATCACAGAATATTACTTGCAAAAACATGGATACAAAGATGTGAGGCAAAGCAACCTGGATATGATAATGCAGAAAAAATAAAAATTTTAAATAAATACACAGAAGGATTTATGAATAAATTCCTTAAAGATTTATATTCTTCTGAATTATAGGAGGGATAAGGGTATGATAAAAGGTACTTCTTTTTTTGAAGTATATAAGCGTGCCATAACTGAATTCAAAGATCCTACTTTAAAGGCTTTATTAGAAAAAAATACCATATTGTTTAGTGAAACTATGTATAATTTTCTATCAAATGCTATTTCTTTGTTTACTATTCCATTTAAAGCAGCCATGAGGGTACGTAATATTGTCGAACCCTATACTTTAACTAATGAATTTGAAGCCGATGGTGTGCAAGATACATTTATTCTAGATCAATATCCAGATGAAGATGTTGTGGATGATTGTATATTTGAATGTAAGGTGAATGGCGAATTAGTTGATGCCGAATATATTAAAGAAGATCATTCTGTTAAGTTATCTGTTGTTCCAGACGTGTCTTCGAGTGTAATTGTATATACATATTATACTGGTCAGTGGAACGTTGAATTATATGAAGAAGAGGCTTATATATTATCACAATTTATTGTCGCTTGTTGGTCTGAATTTATTGCTAATGATAAATTGGACATAATAAGATTGTTAGGCGATACGGATTTTAATCTATCGTCTAATGCTACTACAACGCAAGCAAAAACACATTGGAATATCGTTAATCGTGAAGTTGTAGATAAAAGGATGAATAAATATGCGTGGGAATGTGTAAGCAGTAAGAGATATAAATAATATGAAAGAATATTATAATAGATTGATAAATAGAATATTTAAAGCATTGCGTATTTACGAAGACAATAACAGTGACTTTAAAAGATATTTGTCAAGTTTGGTTCTTGAGTTAAGTGGCAATCTTGAATTTGAACAACTTTGTCAAGTTAAATTTAAATTAAATGCGTTAATTATAAACGATGTAACACATGATGAAGTTAGAAAGACTATATTCGAATGCATAGATATAGTTTCTAAAATTATAAAAAATTGGGGTGATTAATATGGCAGATAAACATATTAAATATATAAAAAGTGCCATGTATGATACGCCAATAGATTATAAAACAAGTGAAAAATATTATTCACGTATGTTAAAAGATAAAATAGATGATACTTATGAATTTTCTTCAGATACATTTGAGATAGAAGTTGAAAAAGAACATGGCACAATGGTATTCGAACCTATCATATGTCGTGTTTGTCATGCAATAGAACCAAAAACTGGTTTACAACGTGGTGACGATTTTAAAGATTTAAAGTTTTTTGACTTAAAATATGACAAAGGTATTGGGACACGTTATAGATTTGATAATTCTATATGGATTACCTGCAATACTGATAATACAAAATATATAACAAAGTCTAATGTTGTACGTAGATGCAATAATGTTCTTAAATATATTAATGATGACGGTGAAATAGTGGAGGAACCTTGTATAATAGAATATGCTATGAAATATAGTAATATATATTATAATGATTTATTGGATATTCCACAGGGTACGATATCAATTATAGCACAGAACAATATTAATTCTAGTAGAATATTGATCAATGATAGGTTTATATTTGACACACAAGTTTATAAAATAAAATCTAAACAGGATTTTTTAAGAGAAAACACTTTTGATAAGAATAGTGCTGCTTTGATAAAATTTGAGGCAAATATAGATCCATCTGCGCCAGATGATAATTTTGAATTAGGAATTGCCAGTATGAATAAATATAAATACATATACAATCCTACAGACGAAGAGGAATTAAGAATAGAATTATCGCCTAATATTGATTATGTACTTGAGGGACAAACAACTGTATTTGAGTGTTATTTGTATAACGGAAATGACAAACTTGATAATGTTTTTGATATATATTGTGATACTGTAAGAAGTTCGTTTTACGATTTTGATATAATAGATGGAAACCATTTTAGTATAAAGAATAATAAAATGAATTTATCACATATAGTTAAAATAAGATGTGAAACTGATGGCATGTCAAAAACATTTGATATTCAATTAAGGGGGTTGTTTTAAATGTATGGTTTAGATCTCGAAGAAAAACTGCCTTATAATACTTATAAAACAACAAGAGGATTCGGTTATGCAATACTAAAATATTTAATGAAAAATAATGAAGATATTTGGAAATTATTAAAATATAATACACCAGACGCACTATCAAAACCCAATTTAACTATGGAAGAAAAGGGCGCTTTGATATGGAATGGAACTGGCGATTCAGAAGATTATCGTGTATTCAGAAGTCCTTTTTTAGATGACGCTATAACAAGCCAAATATCGCAATTAAGAATTTATAATGCAGTTTTAAGCCCATATAATAGAAGTGTAGGCACAGTAGATATAGGCATCGAATGTTTATGTCATAATAAAATAATAAATCTAGATACATACGAAAGTCGTGTAGAAGTTATGATGCAGAATGTAATAGAGTGTTTAAATGGTAGAGATATAGCTGGGGTAGGGGTTCTTGCATTTGATAAGGATATGTCTGAATATGATATATGCAGAATGAACATTTACAATAACAGAAATTTCTTTGGTTATTCAATGTGGATATCTGTTAAAGTAGGAGATATAAATGTACGATAAGTATATCCAAGAATTTACCAATGATGATCCTATAAATTTTAAAGGATTGATTATATACCCTGTTACGGTTAGAGATTATTTTAAATTTATGACATATTCTAATATATTATGTATAGATAAAAATTCTATATCAGATAAAAATATTATATCTATGTCTTATTTAGATTTTTTAATATATCTCATGACAAAAAGCGGCAAAGATTCTAATAATTATGCGTATGTGTTTTATGAATTAATGAAATTATGCTTACGTCGTGACGACATTGATATTTATTATGGGTTAAATAAAGATAAAAAAAGATTCATTAAAATTGACAATGTAGAAATATACAAAAAGGATTTTAATGAATTAAAGGATATAATTCTCCATCAAAATATACCTGATTATAAAGAGGTGGATATAAATCCTGATCTAAAAAAAGATTTAGAAGAAAAAGAAAGATTAGAAAAAAAAGGTCGAAGACCAGTTTCTATTGAAAAACAAATAACATCTATAGTTATAAGTAGTTCTTTAACTTATAAAGATGTTTTAGATTTAACAATTAGAAAATTCTACATAATACTAGAAATGATAGATAAAAAATTGCATTATGAAATATATAAAACTGCAAGTTTATCTGGTATGGTAGAATTCAAAACAGAAATTGAACATTACTTATCAGAAACCGATACTGATGGAATAGATAGTAAAATCATAGATGTCGGAACACTGTCAAGTAAGTTTAATATTGGTCGATAAGACCTATAAAATTTAAAGGAGGAAATGTATAATGAGAAATTTTATCGCAGGTTGCGCAACAGTTGATATGCTTGTTGGTGACAGAATAATAGCTACAGCAAATACATTAGTAGATTCTTCTATTAACATCAACTCATCATCAGAAGATGTAAGAGGTGGTATTGGTAATAAACTATTAGGAAAATATTATCACACAAGTACAATGGATATCAACTTAACAGATGTTGTATTCAAATTAGAGTATCTTGCATTCCAAACTGGTTCTAACATAGAGCAAATTTCACAAATTTTTGCTAGTGAACAAGTTACAATCAATAATAATCAAGGTATTATTGTTGGTGATCCTGATGATTACGAAGATTATGGAAAAATTGCATGGGTAACACTTCCTGGTGAAGACAGTTACGAAACAGTAGAACTTAACGGAAAACAATTCAATTATGAAGCCGCAGACGGTCAAGTAGTTTGTGTTAAGTATGTTAGAAAGGATTTAGGTTCAAAGAGCATAGTTGTATCTTCTAACTTTATTCCTTCAGAAGTTAAACTTGTTATGAGATGTAACTTATATCGTGCTGGTGCAAACAATGTAATTAACGATTCGTCAAAAGTTGGTGAATTACAAATTGTTGTTCCTAGATTCCAATTCAATGGTGCACAAGAATTATCATTACAATCATCTGGTGTATGTCAAGTACCTATCGCTGGTAGTGCATTAGATAATCCTTCAGCAGATTGTAGTGAAGGTGGATACTATGCAATCATTACAGAAACAATCAATGGTGTTAAATGGTATGACAATGTTATAACATTAGCTGTAGAAGATTCTGATATTGAATTAGAAGCATCTGAAACAAAACAATTGGTTGTTAAAGCTGTTCCAAAATCTGGAAGCGCTTTCACAGTTTCAGCATCTGAATTAACATTTACATCTGGAAGTGATACAATAGCAACAGTAACTGCAGGTGGATTAGTAACAGCAGTTGCACAAGGTACTACTAATATAACAATCACAGCAAAGGATAAACCTGAATTAACAGCAATAGCTGAAATTACAGTTGGCTAATTAAAATTTTGGAACGGAAGTTTTCTTCCGTTCCATTTTTTTACATTTAAAGGTGTTGATAATATGGAAGAAGATTTATGTGAATATTCTAAAGATATTTCTAGTTATTTCACAAAAGCACTATGGTGTAAAATAAATAATAATTATTGTAGTAAATGTAGATGGTGTAAGGTCAAAAATAAAATAGTTATGACTGGTGAATATATAAAAGATGGATGTAATACAAAATTTAACTATGAAAATAATCAGGAGGGTGGGATATAACGTGGAAGATACTAATATTGGAGATGTATTTGATTGTGATACACAGGAATTAAATGCTATAATAGATATATCTGAAAATAAAAATGAGGACATTTTATTAGAAGATAATACTGAATCAAATAATGATATAAGTAAAAAAACAAGTAAAAGAAAAAATAAGGAATTTAAAAATAAAATAATTTGCGAAGTTAATTATAACTTACCTAAAAAGAATAAGACATCGATATTATATAGCAACGGCGGAACCAACTATTCTGTTTTTATAGATGGAATATATGAAGGCACGTTAGAAATAGAATACGTAGGAAAAGAATTTTCGACAAAAAATATAAAGAAAATCAACATATTATAATATTTTAAATGGCAAAAGAGGTGTAAATAATGTTGGATTTTTTAATAAAATATTGGCTAGAGGTGCTATTTGGTGTATTAATGGCGATAGGCGGTGTTATAATGAAACGATTTGATCAAAAATTAAAAGAATATAAAGCCACAGAAAAGGGTGTGGAGGCACTTCTTAGAAACGGTATAATTCAAGTATACGATATGGCTATGAAAAATAAATATTTAAAAATATATGAGCGTGAAAATGTTCAACATATGTTTGAAGAATATACAGCTTTAGGTGGCAATGGTGTAATTCCTGGGTTAGTTGAAAGAATGTATCAATTACCTACAGAACCACAAGAAAATGAAGGAGAGTAATCGTTATAAAAGGAGTGATTAATATTGGCTAGAAAAACTTTTAAAAAAATTATAACTACGCCAGAATTAATAGCACAAATTAATCCAATAAATCAAAAATTGGTCAATAGATTTTTAAAAAACTTTGATACAAAAAGATCTGATAGTTCTGTCAAAGTATATAAATCCAACTTTAATATATTTTTTTGTTGGAATGTTGTTTATAATGATAATAAAAGTTTTATAGATATAAAAAAATCACAACTATTGGACTTTTTTGATTTTGCAGTTTCTGATTTAAAATGGTCGCCAAATAGATATTCGCAAATGTGGAGTTCTTTAAGTTCATTAAGTAACTTTATAGAAAACATATTAGATGATGAGTATCCTGATTTTAGAAACATAGTAAAAAAAATAGATAAATTACCTAAAAATGTTGTACGTGAAAAAACCATTTTAACAGAAGAACAAGTAAATAATCTTATGAAATGGCTAGATCAAAATAAATTGTATCAAGAAGAGTGTCTGCTAGCATTGGCTATATCATCTGGTGCAAGAATATCTGAATTATTCAGATTTGACATAGATTTAATAGATGAGGATAATGTTGCATTTGATGGATTGTTTTTGGAAACTAAAAGGGAAATAAAAACAAAGGGTGCTGGAAAACAAGGTGCTATGAAGTATAAATATATCATAAAAGATATATTTGTACCCAGATATAAAAAATGGATTAATATAAGAAATAAAATATTAAAAGAAAATAATCTTAATCATAATAGTTTGTTTATAAAAAAGGATGGAACACCAGCAAATGCTGATACAGCAAGATACTGGATGAAAAAATGGGAGAATTATCTTACAAACGATGAACCAACTAACATAGAACATAAAGATATCAATTTATATCCACACTGCTTACGACATTACATAGTAACTTATTTAAGTAGAATAGGCTTAGAAAGTGATTTTATAATAGCTGTTATGGGATGGAAGTCGGCGGATATGTATAGCATATATAATGATATGACCGCTAAAGAGAAAAATTGGAAATCTCTTGATAAATTAAAAGATTCATTGAAAGGTGATGAATAATATGGAAAGTTTACAGTTTTTTACAAAGGAAATTTTAATGACTTTTGGTGGTCAGGTTACATTAGTAGCATTATTAACAGAAGCTATTAAGTTGTACATCAACAAAATAGATCCAAAGGTAATTAGTTTGATATTATCCATTGGTATTTCGTTAATAGTTCAATTAACATTCAAACAAGATTTTAGTACCGATGGAATAATATTGTGTTTATTTAATTCTGTACTAATATTATTAACTTCTATTGGTGAATATGAGGTTATAATTAAAGGTGTTCAAAGAAAAATAGAAAATCAAGCCTTAAGTTCCAATGAAACAGACTATACAATTCAAAATGAGGAATAAAAGGGGTTGAGTAATGATGGCTTTATTGAAAATAAACAAAAAGGATATACGTAAAATAGATATAATAAATATAGATGGTGGTATGACAGCACAAAACGTATATAAACAATATAAGCCAGATATTTTGATGAACCTCGCTTTATATGATACTGCAACAGGAACAAACATAACATTATTAAAAGATAATGGCGTGCCATCTGGATATTTATTTTCGGATTACGGAATAGCTATTAAAAATGATAATAGTGTTTATTGGTGTAAATATACTGATGCCACGGATGATTATGTTAGTGGAAGTCCTGCTTTAGTTATTAATGGACAGAAAAACATACAATGGGGGAATAAGGTATCTACTTATATTAATGGCAACCATTATAGAACATTGTTTGGTTTTAATGATGACGAAATTATTTTATCGGTTAAATCAAATAAAATGAGTATAGACCAGTCTGCACAATTTATGATAGATAATGGTGCAAAATATGCGATAAATTGTGATGGAAATGGAAGTTGCCATTTACAACAAGGTAATAACATACTTGTTAAAAGTACAAGAAAGAATTCAACGTGGTTGCTTATATATATGAATAAGGAAGTGGTGAATATGCCATATATAGCCATAGATCCAGGTCATGGAATTAATACGGCTGGAAAAAGAAGTCCAGATTCAAGTTTATTAGAATATGATTTTAATCAAAAGATTGCTAGATATTTAAAAGAAGAACTTGAAAGAAACGGATTTAAAACTTTAATAACGTGTGATGGCTCTTACGATATGTCACTTACGGAACGTGCTAATAAAGCAAACAAAGCAAAATGCGATTTATTTATAAGCATACACGGAAATGCTTATACTGATAATTGGAGTTCGGCAAGTGGATGGGAAGATTTTGTTTGTGCGAAAGGTGGAAAAGCTGAAAAAGTAGCAGAATTAATAAGAAAACACTGCGTTAAAGATCTAGGATTAAAAGACAGAGGGGTTAAGACTGCTAATTTTACTGTATTGTTAAAAACAAATATGCCTGCGGTGCTAAGTGAAAATGGATTTTATACAAATTTAGCAGAATGCAATTTGATGAAAACATCTAAATTCCAAAAAGATTGTGCAATAGCACACGCCAAAGCTATATGTGAATATTATGGTATTAAATACATAGAAGATAAAACAGATACTTCTACAAACGAACAACAAAATAACAATACCAATACATCAAATTGGGCAGAACCATATATAAAATGGGCTATCGAAAATAAAATAAGTGATGGCACAAGACCAACAGATAACATTACACGTCAAGAAGTAATGACTATGCTTTATAATTATCATAAAAATTTAAATAAATAAAAGGAACGACTTTTAGTCGTTCCTTTTTTAACTAATTTCCATAAAATATAATTTTTATGGTGAAATTTGAAAAATTTTTTGGTTGCTGGAGCCACTTACAGGGCTCGAAAATTTTATAAATTTTGATTTTTTAAGGAATGAAAGGAAAAGGTGAAATTTTATGAAAAAAATAACAGATGAGTATGCAAATGAGGTTTTAGAACCAATTTTAACAAAATATATTCAAGATGAAAATATTATTGAGTTATATAATAAAGTTGCAGAAGTTGATGAAGAATTGATACCATTAGCTTTATTTTTTGCACAACGTGTTGATATAACAAAATATTTAGATAAAAAAGTAGACGAACTTCCTGATTTGGCACAACAAATGGGCGAAGTTACGAATTATTTAAGCGAAAATAAAGAAACATTAGATGAATTGGCACAAGTTATAAACTTTAATGATCCAAGAATATCAAGTATTATGGATATTATTACTAAACAAGAATAAAATATTATGGAGGTGGTATAGGATATGGCTAGAAGATGTATTAATATGCGTGAACTTTTATCTGAACTAAAATCAGATATTGAGCAAGGAGGAAAGTCGTTAGCTATTGCCACCGCAGCTTATTTATATGGATCTACCAAAAGAAATTTATATGAAAATATGTCTGAAGGCGACTATTATATTAGAACAGGTGAGGTTTTACAATCCATATCAGTCAATTTTTCAGCAGCAACAAAAAGATATAAGGTTCTTTTTGATGGTAGAAAGATAAAGAAATCAAGAATTACAAATAGAGGTCGTTCACGTAGTGATTTTGAAGAAAATAGCAGGATGTTTAATGCACATGCCGACTTTAATTTCGACAAAATACCTGTAGGTCAATTAATAGAATGGTTAGAAGAAGGTCATGCCATTCCACATAAAGAAGAAAAACGTGAGGGTGCACATATGATACGTGAAACAAAACAATGGTTACAAGCTGTTATTGATAAATTATCATCTATGCAATCAAATGATAGTTTTTCAAAATCAGTACAAAAAATAGTAAAAATAAGATACTAAAGGTGGTGAAAATGTAGAATGTCAAATCTTGATCAATTTAATATTCTTATAGGTGCAGATATAGATGAAAAACAAGTACAAGAAAAGGTTAAAGATGCGATAAAAGCAGTAGAATCGAATAAAAACATAAATAAAATTGACTTAAAGTTTGATTTTAACAATCAAAATGCAAAAAAAATAGCACAACAAATTGAGAAATCATTAAAAACGGAACTTAATAAAACTTTTGGTAAGGGTCATGGCATTAAAATAAATTGGGATCAAAACATATCATTAGAAGGAATAGATGATTTAGGTAAAAAAATACAAACAACTGCTAACAATTTAAAGAATTTAAGACTAGATGAAGCGAGTGAAAAATTTATAGTGCTTAAAAACACTATAAACCAAGTAAAAGATGCGTATGAAGATCTCAACAATATAACTGATGATCTAGAATATATGTCAGCAGTTGAAAATATAAAAGAAAAATTAAATGCGTTAGATGTTGAACTTAATGATATAAACGGAACAAAAAGAGCTGACGCCGAAGAAACAAGAAAACAAACTAAATCTATAAACGATTATGTAAATGCACTTGCTAAACTTCATGATACACAATTAAAAATAAAGCAAGCAGAAACAGATATGGAATCTGGTAAATATAATGAAGAAGAAATGCGTAAATACATATCTAGCTTGAAAGATGTGGAAGCTGCACAACAAAGGGATGTAGAACAAAAAAGGCAAGTAGCACAAGAATTAACAAGTGTTAATCAAGTAGAGGCTGCGGCAGAAATTGAAAACAAAAAATACGCATCATCTATTGATGCAATAAATGCTAAAGGAACGCAACAGCTTTCGTTTTTGCAACAATTGCAAGGTGGATTTAAAAGTGCTATATCTGCATTAACACCAGCTGCGTTGGCATTTCAAGCAGTAAATGCTGCTATACAACAATTAAGGCAATCTATAGATACAATAAAAGAATTAGATAAAACATTGGTTGATTTACAAATAGTTACTGGAAATACAAGAGCACAAACCAACGAAATGTTAATGACATATAATCAGATGGCTAAAGACATGGGTAGAACTACAGGTGTAGTTGCAAATGCAGCCAATGAATTTTTAAGAATGGGCTTTAGTGCCGAAGAATCAAATGAGTTAATCAAGCAATCATTAACATTATCAACATTAGGTATGATTGATTCAGCCGAAGCAACTGATTATATGATATCAGCCATGAAGGGATATGGGGTTGCAGTAGAAGACGTATCTAAAATTATAGATATGGCTACAGAATTGGACATGAAATATTCTGTATCTTCTGGTTACATAATGGAGGCTATGTCAAGAACCGCAGCATCAGCTAAAATGGCTGGTTCTGACATGTCGCAGCTTATGGCAACAATTTCTATTGTAGGTGAAACAACAAAGAAATCCGCACAAGTTGTCGGTGAAGCAATGAAGACAATGTATGCAAGATTTGGTAATGTTAAAATAAATAAATTTGAAGATGCCGAACATCCTGAAGAAGTTGAGGGAATAAACGATATTGAACGTGTTCTTAATAAATTAGGAATAGCATTACGTGATAATACTGGCGCATGGCGTGATTATGATGATGTAATGGGTGAAGTAGGTCAACGATTTAATGAATTAAATGACCTAGAACAAAATGCTATTGCTACAGCTATGTTTGGTACAAGACAACGTGAAAACGGTATCGTTATTTTAACAAACTGGAATCGTGTTCTTGAAGCAAACGAAGTAGCATTGAACGCATCTGGAACAGCAGAAAAAAGAATGGAAGCATATAACCAAGGCTTAGAAGCATCTTTAAATAAACTTAAAGCAGAATGGGAGAAATTTTTACTTTCCTTGCATTCAAATGCTGTTCTTAAAGGATTAGTAGACATATTAACACAATTAGTAGGTTTATTAAATAATGGATTTGTTCGTGGAATAATAGTTTTACAAGGAATAAAATTTGTTTTGCCTTATTTCTCAAAATTAAGTGTAGCGTTTGTGACACTTTTAGGAAACATGTGGGCTATGATAAAAGGTATACCATCATTTGTAAGCGGTGTTGCAAGTGGATCTGTTACGTTAAATTCTTTAACTACATCTGGAATGACAGCAGCTGGTGCTATCACGGCGTTACAAGCAGCTTTGGGTGGCATAGCGTTAATTTTTGGTGTAGTATCGCTTGGTATAAATTACTATAATAAACAACAAGATGAATTACGTTCAAAAGCGATAGATTCGATAGATACACTTAAAGAAGAAAACGAAGAATTAGAAAATATAAAAAAAGAAATATCAGATTTAAGAAAAACTTATGATGATTCAAATAGTTCAATAACAGATTCGTATTTAGCAAGACAAAGATTAATTGAAATAGAAGACACATTAGTAACAAAATACGGCATGGAAAAGGGTGCTATTGATACTGTAACAGACAGTATTAGTGAACAAATAAAAAAAATAGATGAATTAGATTCTAAAAGGGCATTAAAATCATGGGGTGAAATTGAAACAGCATATCATAATGCAGAAAACTGGCTTAATGGCACACCATTGATTGCAGGTCGTATAAGCGCTAAATTTTCAAATGATCAAGTAAGAAAAGATGTTTTACAAATGGCTGAAGAATCTGGGTTTAAATCGGTATGGTCTACAGATGGAACACAGTTCAACAATACAGCTAAAAGTAGAAATGAACAAATAGATAATCTACAAAAATTAAAAGATAAACTTATAGAATATCAAAGTATTCACAGAGAATTGTTGAATGATGATAATTTTGCAAAACATTTGAGTGATATTGATAATGCATTAAAAATAGCAATAGGTGATCAAGATAAGTATAATGAACGCCTTAGAATTATAAAAGAAGGAACAGAATTACAAGTTAAATCTTCTTATACAAACGAATTATCTGAAGTGCAAGATGCAGAAGATAAATATAGAGAAGCCAAATTAAGTGGAGATAAAAAAACCATTGATGAATCTTATAATTATTTAATACAAAAAGCAGAAGAAGCGGCGGTGAAAGCAGAAAAGGAAGGAAATAAAGCCGTAGCTGGATATTTTCGTGATATAGCCAAAGAATATGTGAAAACAAATAAAGATATATTTAAAGAATTAATAACTACTGGCGACCAAAAGTGGCTAGGTGAAGCCATTGAAAAAGGTTTAAATACGGATACAATGGTTGAAAAACTTGCAAAACTTCAAGATGAATATAAATTAACAAAAGAAGAAGTAGAACAAGTTGTAAACGAAATAAAGAATATAGGCGAAGAATCAGATAAAGCCGCTGACGATGCATTAGATTTATCTAGTGCTTTAGGAACCATGTCTGATACATTGGATAAAATAAATGGATTGGGCGACATAATGGATTCTTTGGCATCTGGTAACGAATTAACAAAATCACAACTTGATGAATTAATAAAAGAATATCCAGAATTATCATTGGAATTAACAAAATATTTATCTGGTTTAATAGATGAACAAGAATTATATCAAATATTAAAAAATAAGCAAAATGGTCTTTATGATAAATATAAAGAAGAGTTACGTAATGCTTATACAAGTACTACAGATTTTAAGACCAATGTATATAATACAAATAAAACATTATTTGCACAATTAGGTGTGGAATATGACGCAAATGCTGCTAGATTTAAGATATCTAACATGAAAATGGCTGCGGATGCTATAACGTATTCCGGAAAAGCACAGGCAGCATGGTTAGAAGCGATGAATTCGTTTTTAGATTTACCTTGGATGTCGGATGCAACACAAGGTCAAGATTCGATTTATCTAGATAAAGAAGGTAATTTATGGCATCACAAAGACAATCCTAATGTAGGTCAACCTGGTGAATATCATCAGGAAACGAATTTAGGTAAAAGCGCAGCTGCTATTAGAAAAAATTCTGATACTGCTGCTAAAGAACTAACAGATGCTGCTGCAAAGTTGGCTTCAGATGTTCTCGGAGGTGGTTCTGGAACAGGAACAGGTTCAACATCTTCTACATCTTCTTCTGAAGATAAATGGAAAAAACAATTTGATTCATTTTATAATGACTTAAAACATCAGCTTGACATGGATTATATTGTTGAAAAGGATTATTATGACAGATTAGAAGAATTAAACAACAAATATTTTGCCAATAGAAAAGATTATGAAGAAGAATACAAAAAATATTTAGAAGAAATATATAAAGGTCGTAAAAATCTATGGACACAAGCATATAATGATGAATTAAAAGAATTAAAAAGACAATTAGAAAAAAAATTAATCAACGATCAACAATATTTAGAGGCTTACAGAAAACTTGTAGATAGATATTATGGCTACAATAATGAATTTGAAGGTAAAACTAGTGCTTCACCGAATGGTCAATTATATAGTGATCTTTTTAAAGACCAATTTTTAAGCGGAAGTGACGAAATTTATAAATTACAAACACAAGCTATAGAAAGTGAATATGAAAATTGGTTACAATTACACGAAAATTACATAGATGAAATGGATTACTATAATAAGTGGTCTTTACAGCAAAAATTAAGTTATTTAGCAGAAGAACAGACTATGATGGAAAAGATTTATGGTCAAAATACTGCTATAGCTGAAAAATTTGCAAATGAACAAGAACAATTAGCAAGAAAAATTTACGATACAGCAAAATCTATAGCAGAACAAGATTTAGACGTTCACGAGGCTTATCTTGATTATGTTAATAACATTATAGATGACAGAATTAAATCTTTACAAGAAGATAGAGAAGAATTAGAAAAAGATAATAAAGAACGTGAAAGAGCTATACAACTTGCTGAACTTGAAAAGAAATTAGCGGAAGCAAAACGTAACAAAGTTCTTATATATCGTAAAGGTCAGGGATTTGTTTATGAAGAAGATCAAACTGCTGTAAATGCTGCACAAAAAGATATAGATGATTATACGGCGGAAGTAGAAAAAGAAAAACGTATAGATGCTATAGACGAAGAAATTAAGTCGTGGGAAGAATATAAGAATAAATGGAACGAAACTGTAAATGCATATAATAAGGAACAAACAAGATTAACTGCCTTGATGTATGAGGGCTATGCCGATGAAAAGAGTATTTTACAGCAAAGAACTGATTTAATAGATAAGTATGCTGAATCTTATGCAAAAGCTGCTATGAAAGTAGCACAATCACAGCAAATGATTAATAGTGGAATTTACGATATGAAGTATAGCAGTGATTCTGAATCATTTACAAGCACACAAAAGGGTAATCAATATACTGCTAGTGGCAACTTAGCATCAGAAGTAAGACAAGCACAATCTATGATAGGTAATAGCGGTCAAACATGGGCTATATTACCTAATGGTCAATCTGTTGCCGTTAATGTAAATTCAAGTAATAAAGTAACGGATAATGTTCCTGTAGGTAGTACTATAGTGAATAAATCTGGTGCATGGACTATTACTGGTGGTGAAGCAGGCAATTATCAAGCTAAAGCCGTAGATATGTCTTCTGGAAGTAGTTCTGGTGGCGGATCTAGTTCTTCTAGTAGTAAGTCAAGTTCATCAAGTAGTAAATCAAGTGGTTCTAGCAGTAGTTCTAGTAAAGAAACGATAAGTAAAGTTGCTAAAAGTGTTATCAATTCTTCTTCGTTACCTAGTGTTGTTAAAAATGCCGCCAAATCAGTTGTCAGCAAGGTACTTGGATACGCTTCTGGTACAGAAGGAACTACCGATGATAATATTGCATTAGTAGGCGAAGAAGGTGCTGAATTAAGGTTACTTCCAAAAGGAAGTGGGGTAGTACCTAATCCAGAAACACAAACATTAATGAAATTTGCACAAGATCCAGCTTCATTTATAAATTCACTTTCTACACCAGACGTATCATCATTATATAATAACGGATATAATGAAATATTTAATATTAGCGGAATAACAGTTAATGCAAATAATGCTGAAGAATTTATAAATTCATTTAGAACTCTTAAAAATAAAGCAATACAAAAAACAAGTAAAAGAAAGTAAAATAAATGTTTGCCACCACTATTAGTGGTGGCAAAAAAAACAGAGGAGTGATTTTGTTGAGTAGATGCTATAACAGTAAAATGGTGTTTAATAAAGCAACTACTGCAATGTTATCTGATCCTATGTCAATAGGTAATGGAGAATTATTGAAATTTCAAATTGATAGTACGGCTAGTTTTTCTATAAACGTATTGGGCTGCGTAGCAAGTGGAATGGAATACAAAACATTAAAAATAATAAATGATATAGACAAATCAGAATCTACGTCTATAACAGAAGAAGGAAATTATGTATGTCTTGTATCTGGACTGTTTGCTGTTAAATTTGAAATAACATCTATCTCTGGTGGCGACTTATCACTATTTGCTAAGTCATTAAATATCATAGAAATAAAAAAAAATAGTGGCGGCGGTGGTGGTGGCGGTGACGATCCTTATGTTTTACCAGTCGCTACATCAGATATACTTGGTGGTATAAAAGTAGGAGAAAATTTAATTATAACTGAAGATGGCATATTAAGTGCTGTCGGTGGTGGTTTTGGAACAAATAATTATGAAAATTTAATTAATTTACCAAGTATAAATGGCATAGAATTAATAGGAAACAAAACAAGTGCGGAGCTTAATCTTACAGGAGATAAAACTTATATTCACACACAAAGTGTTGAATCTGATACATGGAACATAACACATAATATGAATAAATATCCGTCAGTTGTTATAATTGATGATGACGGAAAAGCTGTAATAGCTGATGTATATTATATTAATTCAAATCAAGTTAAATTATGCTTTAACCAACCAATGCGTGGGAAAGCATCTTTGAATTAATTTAAAATAGGGGGAATAAAATATGGCAAAGAAATTTTTAACCGACATTGATTTAAGTGGTCAACAGCTTTTGAACGCTAGAATCGAAAATCGTGCGACTGCACCAGCAAATCCAAGTGTTGGACAAATTTATTACAATACAGCAGATGAAAAGGAGTATATTTGGACAGGCGAAACATGGGTAACTAACACATTTGAATTACAACCTGCAACAGATAATGTACTTGGTGGAATTAAAGTTGGTTCAAATTTATCTGTAGGAAACGATGGAACTTTAACGTTAGATACTGATTTTACAAGCAGAATTGATGATTTAGAAGAAGATGTATCAACGTTACAAGGTGATATTAATGGTAAGCAAGATACTTTGACACCTGGAACAAACATTGATATTACAAATAATGTAATATCGGCTAATATTCCACAGGCAAGTTCAACAGTGCTTGGTGGAATCAAGATTGGTGCTGGTTTAACAATTGATTCTTCTACAGGTGTTGTTTCAACCAATGCAGCTACATGGTCTGAAATACAAGATAAACCTTCGAGTTTAGGTACACCAATTACTGGCGCTACAAAGACTAAAATTACTTATGATGAGAACGGACTTGTTACATCGGGTGCAGATTTAACAGCAAGCGACATTCCTGATTTAAGTGCTACTTACGTTGCTAAGAACACAGCAATTACTGGTGCAACACATACCAAGATCACTTATGATGCTAAAGGTTTAGTAACAGCTGGTGCTGATTTAGCTGCAACAGACATTCCAGCCATTCCTTTATCAAAAATTTCTGATGTTACTGTAGCAGCGGAAGAAGTAAATCAATTAGATGGAATTGAAAGTAATGTTCAAACACAGTTGAATAATAAATTAGATAAAAATGCAGCTATAACAGGTGCTACAAAGACTAAAATAACATATGATAAAAATGGTCTTGTTACATCTGGTGCCGACTTAGCCGCAACTGATATACCAGACTTAAGCGATACTTATATTGTTACTACTGAAAAGGGAGCTAACAATGGTGTCGCCACATTAAATAATTCTGGGAAACTTACACAATCACAAATTCCTGATGGATTATTGGGAAATGTTAAATATGGTGGAACATTTAATGCAAGTGGTGTTTGTACTTTAGTTGATGGTAAATTAGTAGATATTGATGGAACTGAAGTTACATCATTAACAATAGCAACAAATAATGCTACTAAATATAGAGGTTATTATTTTATAGCTTCTGCAAACGGAACAGTAGCTGGTATTGAATTTAAAGTTGGTGACTGGTGTATATCTAACGGTACAGCTGGTTGGGATAAGGTTGATAATACTGATGCTGTAACTGGTGTAAAAGGTGATAAAGAATCTACATATCGTATTGGTCAAGTTAATATAACACCAGCAAATATTGGAGCTGTAGCTGCAAATACAGCTATTACCGGGGCAACAAAAACAAAAATAACATATGATGCTAAGGGATTGGTAACTGGTGGTGCAGATTTAACTGCTAGTGATATTCCAGATTTAAGTGCAACATATTTAGCTAAAGCACAAGGATCATCTGCTGCAAATAAAAATGTTGAAACAGACGCTAGTGGAAATGTAGTAATCGTAACACGTAAGTATGCTAACAATGTTGGAAATGGAACAGCTACAACATATACATTAACACATAATCTTGGTACAAGAGATGTAATTGTTCAAATAATGGATAACACAACATACGAAGTTGTTATGGCTGATGTAGTTATGGCAACAACAAATACAGTAACTATAACATTTGCTACAGCACCAGCTTCAAATGCTTATAGAGTTGTTATAATGTCTTAATTAGAATAAATATAAATATGGGGGAGTGTCAAAAGTATTTGACACTCCCATTTTTTACAAAGAGGTGAGATTTAAGTATGAAAAATCTTGGTCAAATAGATGAATCTAAAGATATTGTTACTAAGGAGTATGTAGATAATAATTCCGTTAGCTCAGAAGATATATTTTTAGATGCAACAATAGAGCCAAATTTTCCCACTATATCTGCTGCGTCTAATATACAGTCGATAGAAACGGCTATGACAAATTTTGCTTCAAATAACCAATTGCCTTCACATGTAATTGTTTATGCTGGCGAAGAAGGAACTATGTCTGGAATTGTTGAACAAATAGCAGATAATGGATCGCAAAAAATTATTCAATTTATGTGGGCACTTACAGAACAAGGAAATCAACTTGGTATAATAACTTTGGAATTAAAATATGATAACAACGTGTGGCAGATGAATCAATTAAATATATATTCATTTGCCAGTTCATTTGAACTTCCAAGTAATAAAGTCACTACCATATCATCTAGCAGCACAGATATTCAATATCCAAGTGCTGAAGCAGTATATAATTATGCAGCACAAAAATCATTATATAGTGATACAACTATAAATATAGGAAGAAAATCTAGTACAACTGTAGGTTCAAGATCAACAGCAGAAGGATATAGTACTACAGCTTCTGGTAATTATTCACATGCTGAAGGCAATAACACTATTGCTAGTGGCGAAAGTTCACACGTGGAAGGTGCTAGTAACACAGCTTCTGGTTTATATTCTCATGCAGAAGGACGCAATACAATAGCTAGTAGTAACTCTTCACACGCAGAAGGTAATAATACTATTGCTAGTGCTTCAAGTTCACATTCAGAAGGATATATTACTGTTGCTTCTGGTGATTATTCACATGCAGAAGGTAAATTCACTGTATCTTCTGGTATAGGTTCACATTCTGAAGGTGGACATCGATATAATGTTACACTTAAATTAACTGGCGAAGCAAATGCTACAACATATACAACAGCCAGTACAACTGATGTGAAAGTAGGATATTATGTTGAATACAATAATATTATAAGAAAAATTACAAATATCGTAGAAGATACAAGTGTAACATTAAATCAAACTCTTTCATCTGACACTTTATCAAATGTCAACACTACAGTATTAACTACCGTTGCCTCTGGTAATTATTCACACGTAGAAGGCAATAAAAATATAGCAAGTGGTGATAGTTCACACGCAGAAGGTGGCGACACAATAGCAAGCGGAAGTTATACGCATGCAGAGGGTTATAAAACAACAGCTTCAGGTTATTATTCACATGCAGAAGGGTATGGTACTGTTGCACAAAGGAAATCGCAACACGTAATAGGTGAATATAATGCATATGATATGACTGGCGGGCAGACTACTCATGGCAAATATCTTTCTATAGCAGGAAATGGTGCAGACGAAAGTAACCGAAGCAATGCTTATACACTTGATTGGAGTGGTAATGGTTGCTTTGCAGGTGATGTATATGTAGGTGCTACTGATAAAGATAACGCAAATGCAAAAAAACTTGCTACAGAAGAATATGTAGATAATGCAATAGCAAATGCAATAACAAGTGCGATAGGGGGTAGTTACTAATGAGTCAATTAACAGATTTATTTACCGATATTGCAAATGCAATAAGAAGTAAGAAGGGCACGTCAGCTGCTATACCAGCACAAAATTTTGCCTCGGAAATAAGTAATTTACCTAGTGGTGGCGGTGGAGATAATATTTATGACTATTTTGAATCAAGTAGATCAACACAAAGTAATGGTTGTTTTATAGCAAGATTTATAAAACAAATTCCGCCAATAACAGCACCAGTTGTAAATAATTTTTCTCGTGCTTTTGATGGTTGCGATCTTCTTACAACTATAGATTTTACAAATATTGATAAATCAAATGCTACAAATATGTATTTTATGTTTGCAAACTGTACTAATTTATCTTCTTTGAATATGCAGGATTTTAATACATCTAAGGTAACAAATATGTATGGTACATTTTCTAATTGCAGAAAAATAACTAGTTTAAACTTGAATAGTTTCAATACATCAAATGTAACTATGATGGCTAATATGTTTGCAAATTGTGTTAATTTAGCAAGTCTAGATATAAGTAATTTTAATACATCTAAAGTAACAAGTATGTCACAAATGTTTGATAATTGTAACAAGTTGACTTCATTAAATTTAAGTGGGTTTGATAGTTCGGCATTAACTACTCTTAGTATAATGTTTCGTAATTGTGCTAATTTAGCAAGTCTAGATATAAGTGGATTACAAAATAGTACTGCAACAACACTAGCTAATATATTTAATAACTGTAGTAAATTATCTGACTTGTCATTAGGAACATTTGATAGCACACATGTTAATGTCATGACGAATGCATTTTATAGATGTTCAAATCTTGCAAATATTACTGGCACATTTAGTAATATAGGACAAGGTTATACATCAACTACTGTTAATTATGCAGCATATAGAATTGCATTAAATGCAAGTACGAAATTAACACATGATAGTATGATGAATATTATAAATGGATTATATGATTTATCTTCTGCTGGTAAAGCAAATCAAAGTTTGGTTTTCGGAACTACTAATTTATCTAAATTATCTTCTTCTGAAATAGCCATTGCAACCAGCAAAGGATGGAATGTAACTTAGAAAGCGAGGAAATATTATGGAAAAAAAGGAAATTGATTTAATTGTGCCATGTTATAATGCACACTCAACAATTAAAAGGGTTTTATATAGTATAGAAACACAAACAATTAAAGATAAAATCCATATAATATTAGTTGACGACTTTTCAAAAGATCCGTATAATTATTTATTAGAACAATTTAAAGATTTGGATATGGAGATTGTTAAACTTGATAAAAATAGCGGACCTGGGGTTGCAAGACGAATGGGAATTAAAGCTGGTAAAAGTAAGTATATAATGTTTATGGATAGCGATGATACACTTACCAGTTCATTTGCAGTACAGCGATTATATGATTTTATAGAAGAAGGACAGTATGATTTGATTAATTCTAATTTTTTTGAAGAATTAGAAAATAATCAATTTCTTAACCATATAGCAGATGTAATATGGGTGTTTGGTAAAATGTATCGAAGAGAATTTTTAGAAAAAAACTCTATATATTTTAACGATACTAGGGCAAATGAAGATACTGGATTTAATGCAGTTTGCTTTGCTGTAGGCAAAGCAGGTCATCTTAATGATGATACATATATATGGCATTTTAATCCAAATAGTATTACTAGACGTGATGATGGTATATATAGATTTACTGGTATCGAAGGATATTTAAATAATATGGAATGGGCTGTAAGCGAGATAAGAAGAATAGGTACTGCAGAAGAAATAATAAAGAAATTTATATATACAATATATATAACGGCTTATTTTTTTTATCTAGATCTTAAAATATGGGGCGATGAAAGAATAAATTATGATGAATTTTTTAAATGGGTAAAAAAATTTTATAAAATTTTTATAAATGAAAAATTCGATGCTGATTTATTTGTAGAAGTATATGAAAACGTGGCTAAACAAAAATTATTAACGTTATGTAAACCTGTAGACATTACTCTTACAACTTTTATGGAATTAACAGAAAATTAATAATATCAATAAAAAGGAGGCTAAAAGGATGCAAATTCAAACACAAGAAGTAACATTAAGAAAATTAATAGCGGCTAAAGGTAAAGTGATTGTCAGTAAATCGAAAGACGAAGACGGAAATCCAGTTGTAACCGCAAAAGAGATTTATTTAGCCGATGGAACAAGTGAAGACGATTTCGAAGAAATTGATGAAATAATAGATAATGAAGAATAAATTTAAAATTCCTACAACGCATAAAGCGTTGTAGGATAAATATTTTGTAAAGGGGTGATACAATGGCGAAATATGATTATATTACAGATGAAATTATCAATAGTATAGATTATATTGTTAAAGAAAGACTTAAAAATGCATCATTTGATAAAACCAGGACAGGAAGAATAATAAGATTATTGGATAAAAACAGATATATAGTTAAAATAGACGATACGGAATATGAAGTTCCATCTATTTCCAGTGATGTGCTGCCTCTAAATGCCATTGTAAAAGTTTTAGTTCCAGAAAATCAGTACAATAATATGTTTATACTGGCGCCTGGTAGTCAAAATGGTGGCGGCGGCGGAGAGTCTGGTGTAACTTCTGTAAATGGCAAGACTGGTAATGTTATTATTGGTATAAGTGACATAAATGGTTTAAGTCAGCAATTAGCAAATAAACTATCAAACGATTCTAATTTAAATTCAAATATTGTAACTTTTACACAAGCTGCAATAAGAAGTGGTATAAATTCTGGCGAAACACTATCCGTTATACTTGGTAAAATAGCCAAATGGTATTCTGATTTAAGTGCCGTTGCTTTTACTGGCGACTATGATGATTTAACAAATGCACCAGAAGCTGTAACAAAAACATCACAGTTAATCAACGATAGTTCTTTTATATCAGATTCTAATTATGTTCATACTGATAATAATTATACAACCACAGAAAAACAAAAACTTAGTGGTTTAAGCAACTATGTGTTGCCGACAGCATCAAGTAATACTCTTGGCGGTGTGAAGTCTGGAACAGATATTACGGTTGATAACAACGGAAACGTCAGTGTTAATAATAATAGTCATAATCACACTATTTCTAATATAACTGATTTTCCTTCTATAGATAATACACCAACACAAAATAGTGATAATCTAGTTAAAAGTGGCGGTGTAAAGTCGGCATTAGACGACAAAATAAGTGAACCATCAAGTGATGGTACTTCTGGTCAAGTGTTAATGACAGATGGTAGTGGTTCAAGATATTGGGGAACGGTATCTGGCGGTGGTGGAAGCGGTGATTCTTATACAAAAACAGAATCTGATGCGAAATATGCATTGAAAGAAAAATATGGTGATTCTACAATAAACGTAGGAAGAAAAGCGAATACAACAGTGGGTGCTAGTTCTACAGCCGTAGGTTTAAACACTACGGCTAGTGGTTCTTATTCATATGCCGAGGGAAGTAACACTACAGCTAGTGGTTCTGGTGCACATGCTGAAGGATGGTTAAGTACGGCAAGTGCACAATATGCACATTGCGAAGGTTATCAAACTACAGCTTCTGGTTTATATTCTCATGCAGAAGGTAGATTAAGTACGGCACAAAGAAGATCCCAGCATGTAATCGGTGAATACAATATATTGGACACAGAAGGAACGCTCGGAAGTGACAAAGGAAAATATATATCTATCATTGGTAATGGTACTGGCACAGCAGAAAGAAGTAATGCACATACTGTTGATTGGTCTGGTAATGGTTGGTTTTCTGGTGTTATTAAAATCGGTGGAACAGGTCAAGATGACACTGATGCAAAGGAATTAGCAACAAAAGATTATGTTGATCAGGCAATATCTACAGCAATTAATACATATATCACTGCTGCTATAAATGGAAGTTATTAATGAACTTGACAAAAATAATAAAACACGATATAATATAATAAACAATATTTGAAAATAAAGAAAGGGTGAAATTTCATGTCTATAATAAACTCTTTTAATAGTAGTTCAAAAGAATCTATCATTGGTATTGATAGATTCAATATTCCAACTATGCACAAAGAAAGTTATGAAAGTGAAGATTATAGAACAGATATGGTGTTTCCTACATCTTGGACTGCTGTTACATCATATACAAAATATAAAGATTCTAATAATTTAGGTTATATAGTTACAGCAAGTTCAAGTTACAGTTCGACTTATGCCGCCAAAAACGCATTTGCCACATCTGGATCGTGGCAATCTAATAATGCAACTGGTGATGTTTATATAACGTTACAATTACCAGAAGCTACTAAAATAACAAAGATGGAAGCAGCTGTTTCTGGAACGTCGCCAGTTACCATACAAGGAAGTAAAAACGGAACTTCCTGGACTGATTTATATACAGTTTCTGGGGCTTCAACGTCTGTAAGAGAATTTGTATTAAATAATAGAGATTATTATACTTATTACAGATTTTATAAGAATAGAGCTTCAAAGGCACAGCTCATCGTATCTAATTGGCAACCATTAGAATATGCTACGCCAGAAACATTTTATAATTATTATTTAGATTTCGATATACCTTACTTTTTATATGAAAATAACGTTATATTAAATATAGTTGGTATTGCATATGATGATAAAACCGTTTTTGAAAATCCTTATATTAAAATAGGAAACAATGATGCAAAACAAATTGTAGGTACAATAAGGGCTGGTAAATATTATAACATCATGTATAATGGTGCTGTATGGTTAGTTCAGCCAACAACATTTGGATTAGATACTAATGCTATAGTAATAACTTCTAGTGGAACTTATGATATAGATCCTGATATATCTTATAGGGCTATAGTTATAGGCGCTGGTGGTGGGGCATCGGCAACATATTATTACTGGCATGCTATGGGTGGTGGTGCAGGTGGAAAAATAGAAGATATATTTAAGCCTACATCAAATACTACTGAAGTCATAATTGGTGCGCCTGGTGTCAATCATTATTCAAGATACGATGCTAGTTCTGGTACAAACGGTGGATATTCACAGATTGGTAATTTAATCGCATATGGTGGAAATGGTGGCGTAACCAATAGTAGTTCACAATCTGGCGGTGAAGGCGGAACTGTATCTGGTGGTGTTGGATATGATGGTCATAATGGTAGTAAAACTGATGGTTATTGGCATTACGCATTAGGTGGCGAAGGATGGACAATAGATGGAATTACTTATGGTAATGGCGGAAGTTATAGATATATGGATAGTGAAATAAAAGAATCTATAAATCCAACACAAGGCGTTGTAATTTTATATCCTATGGTATAAAGGGGGTGCCATTATAAATGATATTTGGTATAATAGAAGACGAAGTATGTATCGAAACAATGTTATTTAACACTGTAGAAGACGCTATGGCTTTTGATATAAGATTAATAAAAGTAGATGATGAATTTGGTGTCGGCGACATATTTGACGGTGATAAATGGTCGCATCCAGTAAAAACAAAAGAAGAAAGAATAGAAGAAATAGACAATGAACTAAAAGAAATAGATGAGCAAGGTGTTACAAGGCACTTAGAAAATCAAATAGATGCAAGTGGTACTTATAATACTTTGTATGAAACAACAAAACAATTAATAGATAAAAAAAGAGAATTAAGATTAGAAAGACAAAATTTAATTAATTCATAAAATAGGGGTGAGGTAATGTGGCATTAATAAAACCAGTATTATCTTCGGTGGCTGCATTTGATGCCACTAAATCTATGACATTTAACTTTGTTGCCAATGGCGGCGATCCGTTTGTTGGCAGCAAGTTGACTGTCAAATTAAACGATACAGGTGCAGTAGTATATAGTAATACAATCTCTTCTACATCACCAAAATATGTATTACCAGCTAATTCACTAACTAATGGTAATTATTATGTTGCAAGTATTCAAACGGTTGACGAAGATGATAATTATAGTATGGCTAGTAATTCTATACAATTTTGGTGTTATACTACGCCAGTTATTGTTTTTACAAATATACCAGCAGGTGGAATCGTAGAAGCATCTTCTTATAATTTCAAAGCTACATATACACAATTGCAAGGTGAATTATTAAGTTCTTATGGATTTTTATTATACGATAGATATGATAATTTGATAAAATCAATAGATGGTGAAAATAGAATATATGTTTATGACACTATTCCGCCACCAACGTATTTGAATTACACTTTTACTGGATTAGAAGACGATACGACATATAAAATTCAAGCAGTAGGATATACTTCACAAAACACAGTTGTGTATAGCAATAAAGAAACATTTAATGTAAAATATGGATCTTCACAATTTACATCTGCAATTAAGTTGACAAATAACTGTAAAGATGGTACTATATATATAGAAAGTCAAATTCATGATTTGGAAGGTGAATCCACTAACGGCGATATTGAATATCTAACAGAAGGTAGTGTTACAGCAGCTGATTTACGAAATAATGGTGCTATTTGGGATGATCAATTATCTTTTAATGAAAATTATACAGTTTATATAACAGGTCGTGATTTTAACAATAATACTTGTATTTGTCAATTAGGTGATAGAACAGGTTTGTATTATCGTGAATTTTATGATGATTTAACAGAAGAAGATTTATGTCATATTGAATTATTAAACAGATTTGATTCTGATGGAATATATTATTATAGAATATATAGTAATGATATACCTAAACCTTTAGAAACAGATTACTTGGTAATACAAATGATTTGTGGAAATGACATGATGGATATTAGAATTGAAAATATAGGGGGTGCGTCATAATGATAAGTATCGTTGGATATAACTTTCCTTTAGATGAAGTTGCTTTTGAACACATGGGAACATATAGAAATGAAATCAATACTGTAGAAGTTATGAATGGTATATTTGATAAATTATATATAGAAAGTGGAATAGATAAACCATATACACCAAACTATGACACGACGTGGAATTTACTTACTATAATGTCCGCTGGATTTGATGGTAGTTTAAATGCTGGTAACATAGATTATTTATTAGATCAAATGCAAGGTGTAAGATTAAAAAAAAGAAAAAAAGGTACTGATGAATGGGTGTTGTTGGCTGAATACACATTGGATCCTAACACTTCATTAAAATTTAATGTTACTGATTATATGTCGGAGGCTAACACTGAATATGAGTACGCAATAGTTCCAGTTATAGACTTTGAAAATAACGTAGAATCACAATATATGATAAATTCTATAATGTCACAATTTGACGGTGTTTTTATATGTGATACAGATACGATTTATAAATTCGCAGCTGGTGTATCATTTGGAAATGGCGAACAAAAAAATATAACTGGCATATATGAACCTATGGGTAAAAAATATCCTATAGTGGTTGCAAATGGTATAACCAATTATTATAAATCATCTTTAAAAGCAACTATTATATTAGAAGATGATTTATATAATAGCACATTGAATAGGCACGATGAAGCCGAATATAGAAAAGGTATTTTAGATTTTTTAACTAATCGTAAACCTAAAATAATAAAAGACTGGAATGGTAATTCGTGGTTAGTAATGATTATTGATAATCCTACAGTTACTCCTAATAATAATTTAGGATTTGGATTTGCAGATGTAGAATTTAAGTACGTAGAAGTTGGAGATACAAATTCTTCACACGATTTATTTTTATCTGGTTTTGTAAAAGAATAGTGAGGTGATAATATGTCTTATATTCCAAGTAATCTAGATTTAGAATTGGCAGAACAACCATATAGGGAATTATTTATAAAAATCAACGTTTTGGATTTAGATATGAATATAGTAGATGAAATAAGTGGTTATAGTTTAGGCGGTAGTATATCAATAGATGCAAACGCTGATATAAGAAGAACTTGTAGGGTTGAATTTGTTGTGGATAGTTCTACACTTACTATAAAATCTGGTGGTGATATATGGTTAGATAGATATATACAATTATATGTTGGTATTAGACATATTACCACACAAAATATTATATGGTATAATTGTGGAATTTATCTTATAAATAAACCTAGTTTTTCATATTCAGCAAGTGATAAAAGATTATCATTTGAAGGTGTAGATTTAATGTCTAAACTTACTGGTATGAGAAATGGAACACTTCAAGCTATGACAACCAAAATTGAAGCTGGGGAGAACATGCGTGAAGTTTTAGTATCTATAATAACACAATTAGCTGGATTTAGTAAATATACAATAGACTGTGATGAAGGTAATTTACCATACGATATTACTATAGATATTGGTGGAACGGTATATGATTTACTTTCTAAAATTCGTGATATCTATCCAAATTATGAGATGTTTTTTGATTTAGATGGTGTATTCGTATTTCAAAAAATACCTAGTAATACAGAAGATCAGATTGTTGTTACATATGATTTTTTAAAAAAGATCGTGGTAACAGAAAACGTGGAAATAAATTTTGAGGATGTTAAAAATAAAGTAACAGTGTTAGGGAAAAGTTTAGATCCAAATGAATATGGCGGAGATGCAACATTGTCGGGAAGTAAATACACGATTGTTCTTACTGGCAAAGAAGAAGTTGAAACTGGCGAAACTATAGGATTTACAATTCATTCTATAGCACAGAATCCCAAATTAGTTATAAATAATGGAACTACAGATATAGTAACTGGTAATATAGTTAATGAAGATGGGACTAGTGCTGTTTTTCCAGAAAACGATGAATATTATGTTGTTAAAATGCAGGAAAATGGAACTTTTATGTATATGGGTAGACAACAACCGACAGCTACTTGTAGTGATACAAATGAAGATAGTCCATACTGTATAAACAAAATAGGTGAAATTTATACTGTGTTACACGGCGGCGAATATGATAATATAACTACAGATGATTTGTGTTTACAACGTGCTGAATATGAACTCTGGAAATTAACAAGGCTTAATGATTCTTTGAATTTAACAATGGCACCTTTATATTGGTTAGACGTAAATGATAAGATTTATTATTTAGATCCAGACACTGGCATAGGAAGTCAATATATTACGAAAAGTATTAATATTGATTTATCGATAGGCGGTGAACAAAGAGTTAATGCAATTAAATTTTATCCGCTATATCCAGACATATAAGGAGGTAAAAAATGAGTGAATTATATGAAGATTTAATTTACACATCCTTTCCTGATTCTTTAGATGATATGCCATATTTTGTCAATATAACTGCTGAAGATTTGCCTCAAATAAACATGTTTCATTATTATTTGAGAATGGGTGATTTTGAAGCTGCACAGCAATTATTAGATGGACTTCCTGGCAAAGATCAAAAATTAATAGATTCAGGAAAATTAAACAAATTTCGTGATGCTTTAATAGCACTTGAAAGATATTATAAAACAGATATAGAACCATATATAAATACAAAACAAACTGAATGGCAAGGCAAATTAGATGATTTTGGTTATAAAGAATCATGGAACAAGTCGCATACTTATAAGAAAAATAATATTGTTTCTAAGGTATCTGGCGATTCTACGTTTTTATATATAGCATTACAAGATGTTCCAGTAAATATAGAATTAGACAATCAAGAATATTGGGTGCAATTTACAATACGTGGTGCGTTAGGATTAAGTGGTTCTGCTGGTTCTTTTAGATATGAATATTTAGAAGACCAGACATATGGTGCGAATGATATTGTATCGCATAATAATAGTTTGTGGTTGTCCAATACAACTTCAACAGGTGTTGAACCAACAGATAGTGCAACAACTGAATGGAAAAAAATATTAGATATACCACCATCATCAATTCCTTTACAATCTGAAACACCATCAGGTTTAGATGATGGCGATTTATGGCTTGAAATAATTTAACAAGAGGTGATTATTTATGAAGTCATTTGAAATACAAAGACCACAAGATATACACCATTCAGACCAAAGTTTTAGATTGGAATTTTATAACGCAGCTGAATCAGAAGATTATAATGCTATGATAGATGCGGTTTATGATCAAAATGATAACGAAAAAGAAGAATTAATAGGTAAAGGTGTAATACAAGAATTTTATAACGGATTTATAGATGCATTTCTTGAGGCAGAGAATTTTAATCAAGAAGGTGTAATAGATAAATTAAATGATCTTTACGATGAATATGAGGATAAAATATATAATATTAAATATGTTGGTCAATATTCAAGTACAACTCAATATGAAGTTGGAAATGTAATATTATATAATAATAATTTGTATTTAGTAAAAGTTGAAAAACCCGCAGGAACCTCGCCAACTACAACAAATTTTTGCTTAAAATTAGGTTTAAGGGGCAATAAAGGAAATACATCACTAAATTTAACTGGTTATACAAATTGGAACAGTTCAACGCAATATGCGGCTAAAGCATGCGTTGTGTACGATAATTGTTTATGGGTAGCAAAAACTTCAAGCACAGACAAAGAACCTTCAATAGACTCTATTTATTGGACTTTGGTAGTTGATTATAATAAATGTGTTCCTTACTTAAGTTCTTCTGAACCAAGTTACGGAACAAACGGAAGTTTATGGCTAGAAGTTATAAATTAAAAGGGGTGAGGTAATTGGCTAATAATTATAAAACAAACATAAAAAGATTTAATGGTGTGGATTATGATACGATATATCCAGCAACAATGGCTGATGTGGTAAAATATAATGATAATACTACTATAGAAGACAATAGAACTAAATCTATTGTAGTACAAGTGCCAGCAGCAAGTGACTGGTCTGGTGAATACGCACCATATACTTGCACTATAAACGGGTTGACTGATATCACGGTTAAAACCAATGGTATTATTGGTATTGCCGCAATAGCTACAGAAGAAGAATGTAATGAAGCCGAAGAATGTGGTGTTAGACTTATATCACAAGGAAATGGAAACATCGTTTTATCAGCAAAATATAGAAAACCAACTATATCATTTCCTTTGGAAATTATAATAACTGGGGTAAATCCATAAAAACACAATTTTATTGTGAAAATCGAGCCCTGCAGCCCACTATTGAAGCCATTCTTATTTTTAAAAATTTGAAAAAAATCAAAATTTTATGGAAAATAAGAAAAATATACATCAGAATAGTAATTTTAATAAATTTTAACAAATTTTGAAATTCTATTCTGATTTTTTACCGATTTTTTATTGACATTTTATTAATATCGTGTTAATATATAATTGAATTGCGGTGTTTGCCTGCGGGCGACACCTAGGTGAGTTGGATGCGTCTGGCTCACCTTAAAAATTAGATTAATTTATATACTTGACAAATTAAATCTTATGTTGTAAAATAACCTTGTAAGATATAATGTTGCTATATAATATTTTTTATTTTATTATATAAATTTAAATCTAAAGGAGTGATTTGGAATGGCTAACGCTTTCCAAAAAGCAAAAAAGGAAAAAATCTATGTAAAGGCACTGTTATTTGGCAGTAGCGGATCGGGTAAAACCTATTCGGCTTTAAAACTTGCCACAGGAATTTACAAGAAATGTGGAGGAACTGGTATTGCAGTAATTGACACAGAAGCTGGTCGTAGCAAATATTATGCTAACGAATTTGACTTCGATATCTTAGAATTATCAGAACCTTACACACCAGAGAAATTTTGCGAAGCTATACAAAATGCAATCGATGCTGATTATAAGGTCATTGTAATTGATAGCACAACACACGAATGGTTGTATTTATGTCAACAAGCACAAGTTAAACCAGGTGCTGGAACTTGGGCAAAGCTAAAACCAAGACACAAAGTTTTGATGGAAAAAATATTATTCTCACCTATACATGTAATATCTACAGGTAGGGGTAAGGATGAATATGTCTTTGAGGAAAAAGAAGGCAAACAAGTACCTAAAAAAGTTGGCGTAGGTGTTCAACAAGATAAAGATGCTGAATACGATTATACTGTAGCTTTTAATATATTCCAAGATTCACACGTTGCAGAGGCTACGAAGGATAATACACACTTATTTGAAGGAACTATGGCTATGCTTACAGAAAAAGATGGCGAAAAGCTATATGATTGGGCGAATTCTGGTGAAGCAGTAGCACCAAAACCAATTCCAGAGGTATCAGAAGAACCTACGCTTGAATCTGTTATAGGCGAAATATCAGACCTTTTTAAACAAAAGATGGAACAAGGAAAGAAAAAGGAAGAATTATATGATGCTGTAGCTGAAGTTAATGATGGTAAAAAGAATTTTATAGCCATTAAGGATATTGATACTGCATTAGCAGTATTAGCCGCACTTCAACAAATATAATCAAAAAGGAGATAATAATATGATAAATTTTTCAAATGTTTATGCAACTGTTTTTAATCCATCAAGAAATGATAGAAAAACAGCATTGGCAAATTTAAGTACAAGTAGAAGAAATGTAAATAAACAAACAAATGAAACTACTTATATAAATTCAGCTTGGGGAACTGTTTCTTTTTTAGGCGAAGCAGATAAGAAGTTTGATACATTAAAAAGTAAAGATAGGATTTATATTCTTAAAGGAAGAATAGAACGTGTTAAAGGCTTAGATCGTAATGGTGGGGACATATTAGATGCATCAGGAAGACCAGTTTACTACCTAAATCTTACAATTTTCGACTTCTGTATGGCAAGTGAGGTTGATAAGAATAACACCAATTCTGTAAATGGTGTTGTAAATCCAACATCTACTAATGAAGAACAACTTCCATTTTAATGGTTTTAGTCGCCACATTTGTGGCGACTAACCAAATATTAATGAGGGGTGAATATTTTGGAATTTGAAATTTTAGACAAACAACTTCTTAAGGACATACTTGATGAAATGGTTTGGTCATTTTCAAGATTAAATTCCTTTCATACTTGTAAACGTATGTTTTACAAAAGATATGTATTAGAAGACGATGCTGAGGGTAATTTTTTTGCACAATTCGGAAGTTTTGTTCACAAAATTCTTGAAATGTATAGCAAAAATGAAATAGAATTATTTGATATGAAAAAATATTACGAAGATAATTTTGATTTATATATAACAGAAGAAGCACCGCCTAATAATTACGTTGATTTACGAGAGCAATATTATAAAAAAGGTTTAAAATACCTTGAAAACTTTGAAGGTTTTTCCGATGATGTAGTTGGTACCGAACAAGAAATCAAACTAGACATAGAATTATCTGATATGACAATTAAATTCATCGGGTATATAGATAGATTATCAAAAGACAAAGACGGTAATTTTAAGATACTTGACCACAAAAGTAAAAGTGCTTTTAAGAATGACACAGAATTAAAAGAATATCTTAGGCAGTTATACTTATATTCATTGTATGTTAAACAAAAATATAATGAATATCCTAAGATTTTAGAATTTAATATGTTTAAAGAGAACGAAACTGTAACGTGTGAATTTGATGAAAATGCATTGAAAGAAGCACTTGAATGGGTAGAGAATACGATTCACGATATATATGAAGAAGAAGATTTTGATACTAAATGTGAGAATCCTTATAACGACTTTTTCTGTAGATATATTTGTGGATACAAAGGACTATGTATTTAAATCGACTTTTACTTTATGTGTTATATAATTGTAAATGGCGGTGATATAATTGAAAATAAGTAAGGAAAAGATAGAGGAAGCTAAAAGTCAACTTGGAATTCGTGCTGCAGATATCATTGCTAAAGAAATACCAATAGAAATGTGGGATGGCAAAAAAGGAAAGTCTATATTCAAACAAGAAAATACACCTAGTATGATTTGGTATGAAGAAAAAAATATGTTTAAATGTTTTTCTACTGGAAGAACATATGATATTATAGACCATTTTTGTAAATTCCATAATAAATCCTTTCCTGAAGCGGTTAAAGAATTATTCGACTTAGTTAAAATGCCTTATGACGCAAGTGATTTCAAAGATAACTACAATTCTGACAAGTTAATAGGATATAAATATCCAGTTGATGAGCCCGAAAATGATAGAAAAATAGTAGAAGAATATGCTAAATCACGAAGTATATCGCCAAAAACACTTGATTACTGTCATGTTAAACAAGACGCACATGGCAATATGGCATTTCAACTTTTTAACAGTGATGGCGTTCATATGTGTACTAAGTATAGATTATCTAGAGCTGCCACAAATAAAGAAGGAAAATGGTGGTGGCAAAAGGATAGTGGAAAGTGCCCTATATTATACAATATGGACAGAATCGATACAACTAAACCTTTACTTATAGTAGAAGGATTTGTAGATTGTCTTGCGGCAGTAGAAAGTGGCTTTCAGAATGCTGTATCAATAAATGGCGGTGCAGAAGATTTCAATTGGATAGAATATAATTATGATTGGTTAGATAAATTTTCATCTATAATTGTATGGTCTGATAATGATGCACCAGGCGATGCTATGAGAAAAGAATGTGTTAATAGATTAGGATTAGCGAGGGTAAAACTTGTTCAACCAGACGAAGAAGTTTTGACAAAAATAAAGCAATTTTACCACGATAATTTTGATATAGATTACGATAAATGCGATTGTAGTAATGTATTATCTATATGTGGAAAAGATGACGTATTACGATTAATAGATAATGCAAAAGAAGTACCAAATCCAAGATTAAAATCATTATGGGATTATGATGAAGTAGAATTGGCAAGTTTACCTTTCATAAGTACTGGATTTAAAGCCGTAGATAAAGTTGTTATGGGAAATTTCGATAATAATCTTATAGTTTTAACTGGATTTGCTGGATCTGGTAAAAGTAGTATGATATCAGAAATGGGCATAATATCGCCATTAGAGGCAGGTAAAAATGTTATGATATTCTCTGGTGAAGCTAATGGTGGAACATTGTTAGGCAATACATTTAGACCTTTAGCTGGAAAACATCATATTATGCAGTATGATAATACAGTTCCATATTTACCACCAGTATATAAAGTTACAACTGAAGCAAAAAATGCTATACGTGAATATTATAAAAACAGAATATGGAATTATGAAGATGGAGAAGAAATAAGTACAAATGCAGAAGAAATATTATCAGCTATGGAATATGCTTATAAAAGACATAATGTTACATTTTTCTCGCTAGATAATTTAATGTGTATTGTGTGCACAACTAATGATGAAGAAGATAAATATTCTGCACAAATAAAATTTGCATTAGCATTAAAAAGATTTACAAGAAAATATCCTGTTACTGTTATACTGGTAGCACATCCTAAAAAACCAGCACCAGGTCAAAAAGAGGCAGGAATGTATGATATATCTGGTAGTTCTGAAATAGTAAATCTTGCAGACAGGGCATTTGCCGTAGGAATACTTAAAGATGATCCACAAGGATTTAATTCTTATCTTACTGTTGTTAAAGATAGACAAACTGGAAAAGTTGGTCAAAAGGTCAAAATGTTTTATGATTATGCAACAGCAAGAATATATTCTGACGAAGAAGAATTAGAAAGACGATATTCTTGGGAATCAAAATTTAAAATAGATTATCCTAAAAATATAAGTAAAGATTTGGTTGTAAACAAAACTGTGTCAAATAATTTTGAAGAGAGTTTTGGATTTTAAGGAATAAAAGGATGTGAATAATTACTATGAGATATAATAATTATCATAAACATACACATTATTCTAATGTTAGAACCTTAGATGTAATCGTTAAACCAAGCGATTACATCGAAAGGGCTAAAGAACTTGGACAAGACACTTATTTCACAACTGAACATGGATTTCAAGGTAATATATACGAAGCACAAACCTTGTGTGAAGCAAATGGAATGAAATGTATATACGGTACAGAGGCTTATTATGTAGATGATGCTACTAATAAAGATGATAGGGGTAATTATCACATAGTTTTAATAGCTATGACTGAAAAGGGAAGAAAACAAATAAATAAAATTTTATCGTTGGCTAATACGATTGGGTTTTATTATAAACCTAGAATCGATCTAGAAATGCTATTAACCCTATCACCAAATGATGTAATCGTTACAACGGCTTGTATTGCGGGAAGAATGTTTAAAGATGATTGGGAAGACAAATTCTTGATACCTGTATATAAACATTTTGGCGATAGTTTATATTTAGAAATACAAGATCATAATGTAGATATACAAAAAGAATACAATAAAAAAATTCTTGAAGTTCATAAAAAATATAATATAAAATTAATTCATGGTTGTGATAGTCATTATATCAAACCTGAAGATTCTAAATACAGAGATTTATTCTTAAAAGCTAAAGGAATAATATATGAAGAAGAAAATAATTTTATATTAGATTATCCTACATCTGATGAAATATTAAGTAGGTATAAAGTACAAGGGGTAATACCTGATGACTTGGCTATAGAAGCATTAAATAATACGCTTATATTTGATAATGCTGAGCCAATAAGTATAGATAAAGAATTTAAAATACCAAAGATTATACAAGAAGATAGCGATGAAAAATTGAAGGAAATAGTGTATAGTGCTTGGGCAAAAGAAAAATATTCTGTTAATAAAAATAAATGGTCTGTTTACGAGGATGCAATAGATTATGAATTGAACATAATAAAAAATTGTGGAATGGCAGATTACTTTATATTAGACTATAATATTGTCAAACACGCAGTTACGGATTATGATGCTGTATTAACAAGAAGTGGTCGTGGAAGTGCTGTTAGTTTTTATATTAATAAACTACTTGGTCTTACTGAAGTAGATAGAATAAAAGCACCAATTACGCTCTATCCTACAAGGTTTATGAGTGCAGAAAGAATATTATCTTCAAGAAGTCTTCCAGATATAGATTTGAATTTTGCAAATGTCGATCCAGTAATTAAAGCTAGTAAAGATATACTTGGTGATGACGGAATATACTATATGGTTGCCTATAAACCACTTCAAGAATCTTCCGCTTTTAGATTATGGTGCAAAGCCAATGATCTGAATATAGCAGATTACGATGAAATAGCTAAAGATTTAGAAAAGTATGTAGAAGATGAAAAATGGAAAGATTTAATAGAAGGTAGCAAAAGGTTTCGTGGTGTTATAGAAAGTATAGCACCATCACCTTGTTCATTTTTATTACTAGATAAACCTATTTCAGAAGAGGTTGGACTTATAAAAGTTGGCGATATAATTTGTTGTGCATTAGATGGATATAATTGCGATTATTATAAATACCTGAAAAATGACTATCTAACTGTAAAAGTATGGGAAATAATAGATGATGTTTATAAATTAATAGGAAGACCTATTGATAATATATCACAACTTATAAATAATTGTGACGATAAAGTGTGGGAAATTTATGAAAAGGGATTAACTACTACAATAAATCAATCAGATAGTGACTTTGGAAAGCAAACTTTAAGAAGATATAAACCAAGGTCTTTGGCTGAAATGAGTGCGTGGGTTGCTGCAATAAGACCTGGATTTTCAAGTTTGTTAAATACCTTTTTAGATAGAAAAAGCTATACTACTGGTGTTCCAGAATTAGATAATATTTTACAAGATTCATTCCATTTTATGATGTACCAAGAATCGATTATGAAATATTTAGTATGGTTAGGAATAGAAGAAAAAGGAACTTATGATATAATCAAGAAAATAGCAAAGAAAAAATTCAAAGAAGATGAATTGGAAAAACTTCGTGGGCAGTTATTGCAGGGTTGGATCAAACAAGTTGGAAAAGAAGATGGATTTAATAATACGTGGCAAGTTGTAATGGATGCAGCACATTATTCTTTTAATGCATCACATAGCTTATCAGTTGCGATAGATAGCATTTATGGTGCTTATTTGAAATCGCATTATCCATTGGAATATTATACTGTTGTTTTAAATCTATATGGTGATGACCAAGATAGAACTGTTAATTTAACAGACGAATTAAAATATTTTGGGATAAAAATATCAGATATTGAATTTGGTAAGTCTAGGTCAAATTACAATATGGACAAAGAAAATAACACTATATTTAAAGGAATAGGTTCAATTAAGTTTTTAAACGATACTGTTGCAGAAGAATTATATCAATTATCTTTAGAAAAGCATGATAATTTTTTAGATCTTCTTATGGATATAAAAAATACAAGCTGTAATTCACGACAAATAGATATATTAATTAAATTAGACTACTTCAAAAATTACGGCAATTCACAATTTTTAAGTAAGATTTATGAAATGTTTGCGTTTTTCAAATTTGGAACTGCTAAGCAAATAGACAAAGCCAAAATAACTGACGAATTTGTAAAATCCGTAATATCAAGAAACAGTAAACATACAGAAAAACAATTTCGTGAAATAGATTGCATGTCTATTATGCGTGAATTATATGAATATTATAAAGTCACAATAACAAATGATTTTTCAGCAAAAGACAAAATATCTTGGCAACAAGAATATATGGGATATACTGATCTAAGGTCTAGCAATCCCGAAGATAGGTTTAAGCTGTTAGTTAAAAGTGTGAAACCATTAAGAACAAAGGATAAAAGTAAAACATGGGCATATGCATTGGATTGTGTATCATTGTATAGTTCTAAAAATAACGAACTTCTTGTTTATCAAAAAATATTTGATAAAAATCCTTTATTAGAAAATGACATCATTCAAGTAAATCCAAATTGTATGCAAAAAAAGGTATACAATGACAGAGTAAGCTGGTATTTATCTAATTATATAAAATGTCAATAATATATTGACTATCAGTATAATTTATGATATAATTCTTATAAGGGGAGGAGGGGTGTTAATGAACGAAACTAAAGATGATATTAAAAATCTTTATGATAGCTATGATAAGTGTAAAACTTGTACGCAATATAATACTGTTTCATGTTTGTCTTGCTCTAATTTTGCTACATTTGGTACTTCAATACAAAAGATATTGGACAACTGGTATGAAAAATATCGTAAAGAAAACGACATCAATTTATCACAAATTCAAGACAACTATCAGTTTGACACTGTTTTTGAACAAAAAGATGATAATGTTGATGCCAATGTAACTTTAGATGATAATGTAATTGATGTTACGGAGGTGACAGATGTTGAGTGATTTAAAAAAACTACAAGATGCTAAAATTAAAAATATCAATTTGGTTTTTGAAAACGTAGAAGAATTGGTTATTCCGATAAGGTATATAAAACACTTTTTTCTATCAAATATAAATCCTAATTACTCATATGGAAATGAAAATCAAGTGATTTATGATTCATGCGATTCTTTGACAATGATGATAGATAAATCTTTTAATATAAGTATAAATAATGGACTTTATGGAGAATATAATGCTTTTGATAGAATAACACAATATAATGACATAGTAGCAATAGAAGTCCAATATGAGGATGAAAATATTGAACCAACTTTGGTATATGTATCGTGGTGTGAAATTGATTCGCTTAATAACTTAAATCAAATATCTGTTATTACAAAAGATGGTGATTTACTTTTATGTATAAGTGATGACTGTAATATAGACAAAAAAATATCTATAGCAGAAAATGCTGAAGATGATGAAGATGACGATAATTACGATGCAGAACAATAAACGGTTTAAGTGGCGAAATGCCACTTAAATACATAAAGGAGTGATTATCGTGTGGCATCCAATATTTGATGGCATTGCTTATTAAATATATAAAAGGAGGAATCATTATGTGGCATGATGGATTTGAAGAAGTTATCTTGGATTAGTTATTATCTTTAATTAGGGGTGAATGTATTGTGTGGGGAGAAGCTATTGAAAATATGCCAGCAAAATAAACAGAGGTGAATGTATTATGTGGGGAGAAGCTATTGAAAATATGCCAGCAAAATAAATTGAGGTGAATGTATTTTGAAAACAATTAAATTACTAACTAATATTCTTATTATTTCTGTGATAACCATGAAATTAATTTTTATACCAGACATGAAATATGAAGATATTAAACAAGACGAAAAGGATACTGAATTTGTGATACCACAAGAAGTAAATTCAGAAGAAAAGGCAGAAATACAAGAAAATAGCAATGAAATTATTACACAAGAAAATACATTTGACAGCAAAGAACATACAGAACCAGTAATAAACAGAATAAAAGATACATCTACTGTTACAAGTAGATCTAGTGTAGAAAGAGAAATACCACAAGTTACAAAAGAAGAAGAGGAAACAAATGAAGTTGCAAATGATATAAATTTTCTTACACCTTGTGTTGGTAAAAAATCACAAGGATTTAAAAGATCACATCCTGCTGTTGATATATATAATTCTGCAGGAACTGAAATTTATGCAGCATATGATGGCACTTGTATAAAGAAAGTATATTCCAATGTAAGCTATGGTAATCACATAGTAATAGAACATCCAGATGGATATAAGACTTTATACGCACATCTTCAAGATATATGTATCGATTTAAATCAAGAAGTAAATAAAGGCGATTTAATAGGTCATATGGGAAGAACGGGAAATGCTACTGGAAATCATTTGCACTTTGAAATACATAAAGATGGAATTGCTAAAAATCCATTAAATTACATAACATTGAGCACTAACTAACCTATCGGTTAGTGTCGCCATATATCTTTATAAGATATAAATTCCAATCTCTTTTGAAAGGAAGGACAAAAAAACATGAAAAATGTATGAAATCGCACAAAAACGTAAAAAAATCCGAAAAGTGGTGGTCGAAAATTTTGAAACCCGCATGAACAGTGTGTTTGAAGCCTTAAAAATCACCATAAAATAAGGTTTTTATGGAAAACGTATTTTGGAGGTATTTATGTCAAAAACAAGACGTGATGGCGGAAAAAAGGTCGTAAAACAAGAATTGCTATCAAAATATGGCAAATATTGTTGGTTGTGCATGGAAAAATTCGACATTAAAGATTTAACACTTCACCACATCATTCCATATAGCATTAGTCACACTACAACCTTGAAAGACAGTATGATACTTTGTCAACATTGCCATTTTGATATCGTTAATAGCTTAAAATACGGAACACCTGAATATGACGAACTTATGGAAACTGCAAGAAAGAATATAAACAAACGATATCATATGCCTTTTAACGAGGAAGTAGAAGAGTCAGATGAATGATAGCACTACCTAGTATGCCCTGCGAAAACAGGGCATACTATAATTTATTATTGACTGCTAAAATTATATATGTTATAATTTTATTATAAACAAGAGAATAAAAGGAGGGGATAGGCTAATGCGTTATTTAGGTAGTAAAAATAAAATAGCAAGTGATATTATTCCCATCATACAAAGTTATATAGACAAAAACACAGATGGATTTATAGATTGTTTTTGCGGTGGAGCTAATATAATTGATAAAATATTATGTAAAAACAAGATTGCAATAGATATTCATCCGCAATTAATAGCTTTATTAAATTACGCAAAAACTAATAGTGATAAAATACCAGATAGAATAACAGAAGATGAATATAACAAAGTTAAAAACAACAGAGATGATTATGATGACTGGTACGTTGGATTAGTTGGATTTTGTTCATCTTTTGGTGCTAAGTATTTTGGTGGATACGCAAGAAATTACAAGGGTGATAATAGTGGTGACTGGTCTGCATCTGCCATAAAGACATTAAAAGAGCAAGCAAAAAAATTCAATGATATAAACTTTGTATGTATGGATTTTCGTGATATAGATATAACTAAAATAAATAATTATGTTGTTTATTGCGATATTCCATATAGAGATACAACAAAATATAAAACCAAAGATTTTCCATATGACGAGTTTTATGAATTTGCAAAAAAATTATCGAAAAATAATACAGTAATAATTAGCGAGTATAATATGCCGAGGGAATTTGATGTTATATGGGAGAAGAAAGTAAAAACTAATATAGATAACAACATTAGCAAAAACACCCAAGAAAGGACAAGAACAGAGAAATTATTTATATATAACAGAAAGGAATGATATTATGGAAGATAAATATGAAGTAATATTGTATTCCAATGGTTGTCCTAGATGCATGATATTAGAACAAAAATTGGCAGAAAAAAATGTGGGTTTTGTGAAACGCACAGATATTGATGAAATGATTTCTATGGGACTAAAAGATGTTCCGTGGATTAAAATAGATAATAAATTAATGAATTTTTCAGATTCGTTACAGTGGATAAATAATTTGTAGAATTAGGAGGAAATAAAATGGACTACACAAAGTATCAACCTTACTTGAATTTTATAAGCAAATATAAAAAAGCATCTAATGCATCTACTGGAAGTCAGTATGATAGCAATGCAAATGTAGAGAAGAAAAATGTTACAACATTGACTGGTGAATTATATAAAGGTGATGCAATAGGCATAAACAGATTAAATATGCAACAAAAAATTGCTGAAATATATGGTGAAGATTTAGCTGAAGAATATATAAGGCAATTAGACAATCATGAAATTTATAGGCATGACGAAACAAACCCTTGTATGCCATATTGTGTAAGTATAACAATGTATCCTTTTATATTTTATGGATTAAAGCCAATAGGTGGAGTTTCAGAAGCACCACAAAACTTAAATTCTTTTGCTGGTGCATTTATAAATCTTGTTTTTGCAGTAGCATCACAATTTGCTGGTGCAGTAGCAACACCTGAATTTTTATCTTATATGGATTATTTTATTAGAAAAGAATATGGTGACGATTATTATTTGCATACTGATATGCAAGCAGATAATACAAAAAGAAAAAGAACGTTAGATGCTGTTCTTTGTAATATTTTTCAACAAATTGTTTATTCACTGAACCAACCTGCGGCAGCAAGAAATTTCCAAAGTGTATTTTGGAACATAGCATATTTCGACAAACCTTATTTTGAAGGTGTATTTGAAGATTTTATATTTCCAGACGGTAGCAAAATGCAATGGGAAAGTGTAAGTTGGCTGCAAAAAAGATTTATGAAATGGTTTAATGCTGAAAGATTGAAAACACCTTTAACTTTTCCTGTTGAAACATTAAATCTTTTAAATGATGAAAATGGATATGTAGACAAAGAATGGGCAGATTTCGCTGCGGAAATGTGGGCAGAAGGACATTCGTTTTTCTTATATAGAAGTGATAGCGTAGATAGTTTAGCATCGTGCTGTCGTCTTAAGAATGGTATAACTGACAACACATTTTCTTATACATTAGGTGCAGGTGGCGTATCTACTGGTTCAAAGGGTGTTATAACCATAAATATAAATAGATTAGTACAAAAGGCTACAAAAGAAAACAAAAATATAGAAGATATGGTAAGAGAACAAGTTCAAAAAATACACAAATATCTTATTGCCTATAATGAAATACTTAAAGATTTTCAAGCGTCTGGATTATTGCCTATTTATGACGCAGGATATATATCTTTACCTAAACAATATTTAACAATAGGAATACAAGGATTTGTTGAAGGCGCCGAATTTCTTGGAATAAAACCTTCGGCTTATAATGATAAATATTATGAATACGGTGAAATGATTTTAAAACCTATTTATGAAGAAAATAAAAAAGCAAGAACAAAGGAAGTTATGTTTAATACTGAATTTGTTCCAGCGGAGAATCTTGGAGTTAAAAATGCTAAGTGGGATAAAGAAGATGGATTATTTTCACCTAGAGATTGTTATAACAGCTATTTCTATGTAGTAGAAGATGAAAATACGTCTATAATTGATAAATTTATACTACACGGAGATAAATTAACAAAATATCTCGATGGCGGTTCTGCACTTCACGCAAATTTATCGGAACATTTAACCAAAGAACAGTATTTACATTTATTAGATGTAGCAATCAAAACAGGTTGTTCGTATTTTACATTTAATATTCCTAATACAGTTTGTAATGATTGCGGATATATAACCAAGGAAAATTTGAAATTCTGTCCTAAATGCCATAGTAAAAATGTAGACTGGCTAACAAGAATAATAGGATATTTGAAACGTGTGTCTAATTTTTCAGAAGCCAGACAAGCCGAAGAAAAAACAAGATATTATGCAAATGGTGATAAAGATGTTGAAGGTTTATAATTATGATATTGTATTTCAAGAAGTACCAAACGAAGTAAGTTTGGTTCTGAATATAAGTAATTGTCCATATCATTGTCCTAGTTGTCATTCTAAATTTCTATGGGAAGATATTGGTAGTCCATTAGATAACGTGTTAAATGATTTACTAGACAAGTATAAAAATTTAATTACTTGTGTTTGTTTTATGGGTGGCGATCAAAGTGCAGATGAATTAATATCTGCACTTAATCGCATAAAACAAATTGGTTTAAAAACATGTTTATATACTGGATGTGACAATTTTGATAATTTGCAAATATTCCTTCCTTATTTAGATTTTATAAAATATGGAAGTTACAAAGACGAATATGGTGGATTGGATTCTGAAAACACAAACCAAATATTTCTCACTAAAAATAATAATGATTGGACAGATACCACGTTTCTATTTAAAAAGAACAATAGAAATACATTATAGGGAGGAGGGGTTATTTAATGCTACAAAATGATACTATTCTAGTAAAAATAAACAATCAAATTCAATTAAAACAGGCTAAAGATTTACCATTGCAATCAATATTTGGTGTATGGAATGGATTTAATTGGGTTCCAGCACATATAGACAGTGTTATACCTAAAAATATAAAAAAGGTAACATTAGACAATGGTATAGAATTTTTTATTACAGATGACGAATCGTTATGTGTTGGCGACACAATATACTTAAATAAAGCAGATAATGGTAATAATATAGGAATGGCTATGTTGGGATATTCAATAGGGTTGTTCTTAAATGGTGGATATTTTTCTGGAAATGATACTGTATTTCGCACTAACGATAAAAGATCTTTAAATGCTTTACAGGAATTATGGGAAATGTGCGGAAGTTCAACTACAAAAACCGACGATTCATTAACAACACATTCTAAAACCGTTCAAACTATGATAAAAAGATATATAGATTTTGACAATGATAAAACTTTATTAAAACAAACAATGTTCGATACAAGTGGAAAATTCAAATTAGGTTTTTTAGAAGGAATATGTATACCAAACGATTCTATGAAATGGGGAAGAATTCCTAAATTAGATAGCGAATTTGATAACAGTATTGTATCTATCATTGTAAGTTTAGGATTAAATGTTCAAGTTACAAATACTGATATTTATTTTAAAAGCAATGATATGTCGCAAGATACCGATCTTAATTATCATACATCTATAATCAAAAATATATCTGATGTTATATCTAATGAAGATTTTTATTATATAAAACCAGATGATGACAAGCATGCTTATATGTTAAGTAATGGTGTTATAAGATTTTATTAAAATACTTGACAATTTCGTGATTCCGTTATACAATATAATTGTAAGATAAATTCGTATTTGCAGGAGATGATATATTGACAGTAAAAGAATTTATTGAGGAATTAAGCAAGTTACCACAAGATGCCACAATAGGAATTAGTGAGTACTTATTTTTAAATAATACTGGATATGACGAAATAAAAATATTACCTAATAAAGATATAGAAATTTTGTTGGGTAATAAAGATCTTGATTTCTATATGGTAGGCAAACATGTGGAATGGATGAAAGACGAGGAGATGTAGATATGCCAAAAACAGTAATTAAATTAGTAGACGATAAAGAGTATGTAGACATCATTAAAAGGAAATTAAAAGAAAATGAAGGATATTGTCCTTGTAGATTAACGAAAAATGCTGATACAAAATGTATGTGCAGAGAATTTCGTGAAATGGCAGAAGGAATTTGCCATTGTGGACTATATGAAAAGACTATAATAGAAGATGAAAGGAATGAAGAATAATTATGGATACATTATTAAACATACTTATTGTTTTATATTTAGTTTTAATATTAATAGACTTAATAGTTTTATTTAGAAAAAGAAAAGTTAAATTTATAAGGTTAAATAATAAAACAATTATACCTTCAAAAAGAAAAGGCGATGCAGGATACGATATATATGCAAATTTTGAGGAAGAAAATTTTATTATTCGACCACACGAAACAAAATTAGTGCCAACTGGATTATCAACTATTTTTTCTAACAAGTATGTTTTATTACTTCGTGAAAGGGGTAGTACAGGAAGTCGTGGAATGGCTTTAAGATGCGGAGTTATAGATTCAAATTATAGAGGAGAAATCTTTGTTGGAATAACAAATACTAACGATAAACCTTTGATAATAACTAAAGAAAAAGATATATCCGCATTAGAAGATGACTATATAGTTTATCCTTATAGCAAGGCGATTGCACAAGGTATATTTTTACCATTAGGTGGCATAATACCTACTGTGGGACTTGTTGAAGATTTAGATAAAAACAAAACAGAAAGAAACAAAGGATCTTTAGGAAGTTCTAACAAATAAACACAAGCAGTTCCGTTCAATTTATAATATAACAAATATAAGTTGTCGGAACTGTTTTTTATCCCGAATTCAAAAATAAAAAAGGAGGAAGTTTTATGATTAAAAAAGAAGAATTTGTGGGAATAATGAAAAGCGTAGAAAATTCCCATAAAATAAATGAAAAATTTAATAAATTAATGTCTGGTAATTATTATAATCCATTAGAAAACGATCTTATTTTTTTACTAGGTAAAGGAATGAATTTACGAAATAGTTTTGATAGTTTATCGTGGTGGATTTATGATTTGGATTTTGGAAAACGTGCTGATAAAGATAGTTTGAAAATAAATTCAAAATCTGTAGATATAAGCACAGCTGATAAATTCTACGATTATTTAGTAAAATATGAAGCACCAAGGGGATAATATTAGGAAGGTGTGATATATATGTCGTTTTTTTGTTGTTATGATATAAAAGAACTTGGAAAAGATAAAACTTCTGTAGAAGAAAATATTATTAATTCAACTTGTCCATTTTGTCATTCCGATTTGTTAATACAATATTATGAAGATGTTATTGTTGATAGCATATTGAATAATCCATATAATTACGATATACAGAATTTTGCAATAATGATATGTTCAAATATAGAATGTCGAAGATTATTTTTATCAGCAGACATTTCCACAAAAGGAAATTTAAAATTAATCAAATAATTTACTAAATGGTTGACTTTATTATATTTGTATGGTATAATAAAGTTACACCATAAGAAAAGGAGTTGATATTCACTATGGCTGAATATACAAATGATTCTAAGGAGGTACGTGGAATGGCAAATGTATATGTTAATGAGAGAAGTATAATGCTTTCTGATGATATCACTGAAGAAACTGTTGGTATTATCATAAATGCTATCTTAAAAATTAACCAAGAAGATGGTTTAAAAGAACAAATTTATGCCGACTATGTTAGAGATCCTATATATTTATATATTAATACTGGCGGCGGATTGTGTTATGATGCTTTAGGCTTGATGGATGTTATGGCAACAAGTCAAACACCAATTTACACATTTGCTATGGGAAAATGTATGAGTGCGGGTTTGCATATATTTTTGGCAGGAAGTCAAAGATTTTGTATGAAAAATACTACATTTATGTATCATAACCTAAGTCATACATTAAGTGGAATTTACGGAAAATTAGTAGAAGAAATGGAAGAGGATATGCGATTAGAAGAAAGAATGGATGAATGGGTAATGGCAAGATGTAAAATTACACCTAAAATGATATCTGATTGCAAAAAGAATAAAAGTAACCTCTACATAGATGCTGAAACTGCTAAGAAATTACAGATAGTAAATAGCATTATAGGCGAAAAAAGCAGTATTTATCCTACCAAAAAAGCATAGTATCTATGAATAAATTTCGGAGGTATAGAAAAATGTGTGAAAATTGTAAAAACCAAAATGTGTGTCCTTATACGGAAGAATACAAAATTCTTTGTGAACCATTAGTAGATGCTATAAACAATGATTCTGAAAGTAAAATATTTACTATGGAATTAAAGTGTAATCTAAAAAATAAAGAATTGCCTTATAAAGTTGACAACACATTGGTAAATAGTGTAGAATTAGATGACGAACTTAAAAGAATTTTAGGAGATTTAAATTAAAATTTGATATGAGGTGGTATAAATGTTAAAATTAAAATTTGAAAGAAGTAATGGAAAATTTATTAATATAGGAACTTATAATACTTTAGATGAATGTCAAGATGCTATAAAAAAAGATATCGAAATAAGAAGTAAAAATAAATTTATATCACCTTATATGATTTTTAGTTATAAAGGCGATACTTTAGAAAATAGTGATTTTATTCGTATAGATGTAGGAAGTCATACGGAATTTTATCATATAGAAAGGATTGGTTCTTAATGATTTTAAAATTTCTTTGTAAACATAAATGGACAATATTGAAAGAAATAAGTGTGAAAAATCATTTAGACGAAGTATATCGAATAATATTACTACTTACTTGTGAAAATTGTGGTAAGATTAAAAAAATAAACTTAGAATAGAGGTGTGGTTATGTTTAAAAGGGAATCGCAATACGAAAGTTCTATTAAACCGCAAATACATCAAACACATGAAAGACCAAGTTCACCTTATAATCATTGGGTTTGGATAGAAAAAGATGGCGATAAAATGCAATATTTTTGGGAAGGTAAATGGTATGACTTTTTCCCATTTCCTATATTCGATAGTGCTGATGAACAACATAATGAAGAAAATGAAGAAAATGAAGATAAAAATATTGATTTACAAAAGGAAAATGCCGAACTAAAAGAGGAAAATAAAGAATTAATAAAAATATTAGCTTTATTATCAAATGCTTTGTGTAAAAAAAATCAAGGAAAGGAAGATGAATTAGATGAATTTATTTAATTTATCAGCTGAAGAATTTGACAAAGAATTGGAAATATTCAGCAAATACCTTGATTCCTTCGGCAAGTATGAATTTCTTGGTCAGCTGGAAATATGCGATATAAAATTAAAAAAATCGTTTATTTTTAGATTAAGGCAAATATTTTGCAAACATAAATATAGATTATTAGAATTTACGCCAATGGCAAATTATAAGGAACTGCATTGTATTTGTCAATTTTGTGGAAAACATCATCCAATCGAAGGAAATGTTCCTAGATACATAGATTTTAAAAATAATTTAAAGGAGGACTAATTATGGTAGGTTATCATAAGATTGATGGACTGTTCAAAAGAGATGAAAAAACAAAAAAAATAATGGAAGGCTGTTATAGAAATGATGAAGTGGAATTCTTAAAAAACAATACTTGGCAGTTTACCGAAAAAATAGATGGAACAAATATACGTGTTGTTTGGGATGGTTATAAGGTAAGTTTTTATGGAAGAACTGATGCCGCTATGATACCTACTGAATTAACCAATAGACTTATAGAATTATTTGGTGGTGAAGCAAACGAACAAATATTCGAACAAAACTTCGGTGAAAAAGAAGTAATGTTGGTAGGCGAAGGATATGGTGCGAAAATTCAAGGTGTAGGCGGACTATATAAAAAGACACAAGATTTTATTTTATTTGATGTTATGATTTGCGGAAATTATCAGTCAAGAGAAACAGTTGAAGAAATAGCACAAATGTTTAATTTAGATATAGTTCCGATAGTGCTAGAAGGAACAATACAAGATGGTGTGGATTTCGTAAAAACCAATCCACCATCAACAATAGGTCAAGCACCAATGGAAGGGGTAGTAGGTAGACCAAAGATTGAATTACAGGATAGATGTGGCAGAAGAATAATAACAAAAATAAAAGTAGAAGATTTTAAGAAATAGATAGAGAGGAAATGTGATAAATATGAATAGAGAACAAAAAAGAAAAGTAAAAAAAGCTGTAAAATCTGGCATAAAATCTGGTAAAATAAGAATTGATAAAGTTAAAAGTTTTTTACAAGACACTATTAAAGCACAAATAGATTCTTATGATATAAAAGAATGTGATAAAGTTAAATTAAATTATGATAAAATTATATCAGACGTAAATTTTCCGAATATGAATCCTAAATTTCAACAGTGGATTCACGATAATAAAGATAAAATATTTACAGTTGAATTTGACGAAGAACATTCAAAAAACAAAATGTTTTGCAGTTTTGCAGAAGATACAAATGATGTTAAATGGTTGGTTTTTATAGGTGATTTAATAAAAATTAACCAAGTGGAAGATAATACATATGTAGGTGATAAAAATGAAAATTAAAAAATCTTGTGAATATTGTGAAGGAATAAGTAATCCATATAATGCTTATACAAAATGTGGATTAAGAATAGAAGATGGTGTGTTATTCGCATATATGCGTGGCGATAATCTTTGTGCTAATATATTAGTAGAAAGAGAAATAAATTATTGTCCATTTTGTGGTGCTAAAATAAAAGTGGGAAAAATGAAAAAAACGTAAAATTCTCAAAAATCCTACGAGGTGATATTATGAAGAAAAAATATGAAAATTCAAGTAAAAATGTTGACAAATATAATAATTTTCAAGTAGATGTATTAAAAAACTTTACAAAAAACACAAAAGGGTTTAGTATAGGATATAAGATAACAACATTTTTTGATTACTTGAAGTATGCTTGGCAAAGAGCTTGGCGTGGCTATGACGATATATCTGTTTGGAATTACGACATAGCCTTTTTTAATTACACGCAAGCAATATTAATTGAAATGTATAAAAGAAATGTAGGTTGTTGGAGAAAACCTGAAGATAAATTAAACAGCAAGACTATTGATGCCAATAACTTTGATAGTGCTTTTTATACATTTGAAGAAACACAAGAGGTATTAAGAAAAATGATAATGTTGTTAGATGTAATAAATACCGACGATCAAGATCCAAAAGTCAAACTTGATGCTTTTAATTACTTTATGAAACACTTTAACGAACACTTGTTCGATTTATGGATATAAACTTGACAACAAAGGTTTATTAGTTGTATAATATTTACAGTAAAAGAAAACAATAATGTAAAGGGGGTTTTGTTATGGAATTAACAAATATTCAAAACGAATTGAACAAAATTAAAAAAGGGACATTCGTAAATATGTCTTGGGGAAAACAATTAAAGACAAAGAAGGGGATTGTAGATGTAATCACCAAAGAATCTAATGGAAATGTTAGATTAGGAATTGATTATGACAACAAAAAAGATGTAATCAATATGAGAAAAACTGGCGAATTACCTTCTGAAAATCAAGGATTAAAAGGTATGGAATGGTTGCAATTTCCTTATCTTTTACAAGGTAAAAATTCTATTCATCTTCGTGTATATCCTACAACTAATAATCCTATACACGCAAAATATTTTAAGAATGGTAAAGAAATAACAAGAGATGAGGCTAAGGAATATTGTTTAAAAAGTGAAATTCCAGAATCTAAAGGTGAGTTACCAGAATGTTTAAACATTAAAATAGAAAACATCAGAAGAATAAATAAAGATATATTGTAGTAAAAAGGGGGTTTGATTATGATTTCAGAAAAAATCAAGGAATTATCTAAGAATGAAAAATTAGATTATTATTGTAATTTAAATAATATAGTTACAATAGCCACAGGAAATACAAAATTAGGTTCGCAGATTTGTGGTCTATCATTTCCTGCTGGTATTACTTGTAGACAAGACGCACCTTGCAGAAAAAATTGTTATTGTAATAAAGGATTTCAAATTTGTTCTTCAGTTCTTGGAACTTATATGAAAAACTTTAGAATTTATCAAGAAAATCCCGAACTTTTCTTTCAACAAATAGGCAGTTATTTAGATTATTCAGGTTACAAATATATGCGTATTTTTGATAGTGGGGATATACCTGATAAAGATTTTTTAAATCAATTAGTTCAAAATGTAATATTAAATCATCCAAAAATTAAATTCTTAATGTTTACAAAAAGATATGAATGGGTTAATGAATGGTTAAACAATAATAAAAAACCTAAGAATTTCAATATAGTTTTTTCAGCATGGGATAAAAGTTGGAAATTTGAAAATCCATATAATTTGCCAGTAAGTTATGTTGATTTCAAGGATTCTGATATAAATCCTACAATTCCTGAAGATGGATTTCAATGTACTGGACATTGTAGCACTTGTTTTAAATGTTGGTATTTAAAAAATAACGAATCTGTTGTATTCCATCAACATTAATTAAGGGGTGATATCGTGGGCGATATGTTTTTTATAAGCGATTATCATATGTTTCATAAAAATTCAATTAAATTTGATAATAGACCATTTGAAACAATAGAAGAAATGAATAATGTTATAGTATCTAATTGGAACAATAAAATTACACCAAAAGATACCGTTTATATTTTAGGTGATATGTTTTGGTGTAATGACACTGTATCACATAATATAATCGAAACATTAAAAGGTAAAAAAGTTTTAATTCGTGGTAATCATACGAATGGCACAGAATCTTTAGCGAATAAATCATTATTTGAAGAAGTAACTGACTACAAAGAAATAAGATTTAATAAACAATTATTTGTTTTGTGTCATTATCCTTTATTTAGTTGGAATGGTATGCAAAGGGGAAGTATCCATCTTTATGGTCATCTTCATAATTCAGAAGAACAAGATCTATACGAAAAATATATAAATGATGTTAGAAAAAGTGGTAAACAATGTTTTGCATACAATGTAGGATGTATGATGCCTTACATAAATTATGAACCACAAAATTTAGATACAATTATAAAAGAAGGAGAAAAATATTACAAAACCAAATTTCAATCATTCGTAGCTGACATTTAAGGGCATTTTCAAAATAAGGTTCGACTGTTTTTATTGCTTAAAAATAAAGTGTCTTAAAATGGCAACTACAGATGCAGTAATAATGCGGGGTTGAGGGGTATATAAATTTTAATAAAATTTTGATAAAAAGGAGGATTTTTTATGACAACTTCAGAATATAAAAATAAAATTTTAAAAGCAGAACCAAAACATGAGGTATTATCACAAATTTCTTATGAGGCTTTTAAAGATAAAAATATTTCTATGAAACAATATGATAAAATTGTAGAAATGTGTTGTAAAAGAGAATTTGGTATGAAAATATAAGATTTAGGAATTTTGTGAAAATTTAGTCGAAAAATGGTGGAATTCTGTGAAAATCGCCAAAAATCGAAAATTTTGAGAAATTTGTGGATTTTGAAAATAAAAAATGGCTTAAATAGTGCGTTACAGGGCTCGAATTTCACGATAAAATACAGATTTTATTGAAATAAAAAAGTGGGGGATAAAGCACTAAAAATGGTCAAAAATGAGGTCAAAGTGGGGGGAATTTTTATGAATATTAAAAAATTAGTAAATCAGCCAGGAATTTGTCCAAATTGTCAATCTAGGCAAATGGATTATGATACTGTATGTAACGAAGGGGACTTATGTTATTATCCATATAAATGTTTAGATTGTGGTATGGAAGGAGAAGAATGGTATAGATTATCATTTGTAGGACATAACGTGATTGATGAAGATGGTGAAATAATAGAGTTAAATTAAAATTTAAAATAAAGGTGGGGAAATTTTATGTTAGAATTAGAAAAGGTATTGAATGAAAATAGAAATTGGTATGAAATTCTCACTAATCAACCATATTTTCTTAAAATAAAAAATAAGGATAATTATTATATATTTTGCTATGATACGTTCAATTCAGATTTCAACCAAAAAATAGTTCAAGAAAGCAGGGGAATAATCTTCTACAAAGACAATGATAAATTTATTCCTGTTTGCGTACCTATGTTTAAATTCTTTAATTATTCTTCACCAAATGCTGCAAAAATTGATTGGTCAAGTGCCAAAATACAAGAAAAAGTTGATGGATCGCTAATAAAATTGTTTTATCATAACGGGTGGAAATGGGCAACGAATGGGATGATAGATGCAAATGATGCACCACTATCCGACACAGAAAATCTAGCCAATTTCATGGATCTTATAAAGAAAACTAAAGAATATGAAATTATAAATGAAAATCTCTATACCTTAGAAAAAGACGTAACTTATATGTTCGAGTTAATTTCGCCGTATAATAGGGTAGTAGTTCCATATAAAGAAACGAAATTGATAAAATTATCTGAAAGAAATAATAAAACATTACAAGAATATTTTTGTCCTCTTTTAGGTATTACAACTCCAAAAGAATATTTTTTTGATAAAAATTTAGATACGATTGTAAATATCGCCAAAGATTTACCATATGACGAAGAGGGGTATGTGGTAGTAGACAAAGATTTTAATAGAATAAAAATTAAATCACCAGCATATGTAGCATCTTTCTTTATGAAAAGTAATGGCATTGTGAATACCAGAAGGATAATTGAACTAATAAAATCTGGAGATAAAGAAGAATTCTTGACATACTATCCCGAATATGATACAATGATAAAGGATGTAGAAGATAAGATAAATAAATGTGAAACAGAAATAGAAAGTGCAATAGATTTTATTTCACATAATCCTTTTAACAGTAGAAAAGATTTAGCATTATGTTTACAAGATAAAGAATCTTATATAAAATCTGCTTGTTTTTGCTACATTGATGGGAATTATAAAGACGATTATTTTTTGTCTTTACCTACGCAAAAAATATTAAAATTTATAAAATAAAGGGGTGCTAATAATGTCAAAAATAATAATTATGGTTGGTATTAGTGGCAGTGGAAAATCGTCTGTGGCTAATTTTATGGCTAAAAAACATGACGCAATAGTGGTATCTTCAGACCAAATTCGTATAGACTTATATAATGATATTAATGATACTGAACATAATACACAAGTATTTGAAGAACTTAACAAAAGAATCAAAGATTTGTTATTAAGTTCCAAAAACATAATCGTTGATGCAACCAATATTACTATGAAAAGTAGAAAAGGTCTGATAAATACAATAAAAAATATTGCAAAACAAGGAAATCTTGAAACTAAAATAATTGCTTATATTATGACTAAACCAATAGAAATTTGTATAGAAGACGACAAAAATCGTGAAAAAATGGTGGGCAAAGATGTTATACTTAAACAGGTAAAAAGCTATCAAATTCCATTTTACGAAGAAGGATTTGATGATATAATTATTCATAAATTTATAAATAGAAAAATAACATCTGAAGATGAATGGGAAGGTTTTATAACTGGAATGGAAGGTTATGACCAAAATACACATTATCATAAATATGATTTATATGAACATACATTAAGGTGCTATGAAGAGTTGAAAAAAGATGCCGATTTCGATAATTCCCCTACATTGATAGCAGGTGCTTTACTACACGATATAGGTAAAATGGCGACTGCGAAAACCAAAGAAGATGGCGAAACATCTTATTATGGTCACGCAAATGTAGGTGCTTATCAATTATTGGATATAATAAGATTTCCTAGTGATATTAGAAATACATTAGATACACTTTTTTATGTAAATTATCATATGTTGCCTTTTGAATGGAAAACTGAAAAACAATTAAAAAAATACGAACAAGTGTTCGGTAAAACTAAATTTAAAAATTTGATATTATTAAATAAATGCGATAAGAAAGCAACTGGTTATTAAAAAAAGGGGGTTATAAAAATGTCGAAAGATTGGAAAGGTAACGACAAATCAGTTTGGAAAATTTTAGGTGCAAGTAGTCATACGGAAGAAGAACGTGAAATTAATGACTATTATGCGACAGAACCTTTAGCTATGGAATTATTACTAAAAGAGGAAGAATTTGATAATAATATATGGGAGAGTGCAGTAGGTGGTGGACATTTAGCAGAAGTTTTAAAAAATACTGGACATAATGTAAGGTGTAGTGATATAATAGACAGGGGTTACCCACAGACGGAAATTATAGATTTTCTAAAAGTTGTGCCAGATTCACAAAACCTGTGGAATGGCGATATAATCACAAATCCACCATATAGTTTCGCTCAAGCCTTTGTAGAAAAGGCTATGGATCTTATACAAGATGGACACAAAGTCGCTATGTTTCTTAAACTTACTTTTTTAGAAGGAAAATCAAGAAAAGAAATGTTTAAGAAGTATCCACCTAAAGTTATATACGTATCAAGCTCAAGGCTTAAATGTTGTAAAAATGGTGATTTTGATAACAAATTTTCAAGTGCTGTGGCTTATGGCTGGTTTGTTTGGGAAAAGGGATTTCAAGGCGATCCTATTATAAAATGGATAAATTAATATAAAGGAGATGTTGTATTTATGGATCTTGCAAAAAATAAAGCCATATTCGATTCTTTGTCGAATACCAATTCCAAATTAGAAAAAATAGAAATTTTAAAGGCTAATAAAGATAATAAAGACTTCTTGTTTTTACTAGATATGTTACTAAATCCAGACAATATTTTTGGAATTTCTACGAATAAATTGAATAAAAAATTTACCATAGAAATCACGCATGAAGGAAATATTGACGTTAAAAATCTGTTTAAATATTTGTTAAAACATAATACTGGAACTGATTTAGATATCAATTATGTTCAGAATAGTTTAAGAGCTATATCAAGAATTTATGGTGCTGAATATGCTACATTTATCGAAGAAATTATTACAAAAAAATTAAAAATAGGATGTAATATCAAACTTGTAAATACTGCCATTCCTAATTTTTTACCAGATTTTCAAGTTATGTTGGCGAATAAATATTTTGAAAAACCTGAAATTGTAGATGGTAAAAACTTTACGATAACTACAAAATTTGATGGAATTCGCTGTATTCTGATAAAGAATGAAGGCAAAATTACAGTATATTCAAGACAAGGACAAAAGATAGATGGACTAGTAGATATAGTAAATGAATTATCAAATTTTGATTGCGATAACTTTGTTTTAGATGGCGAAATTATGATACTAGATCGTAAGAAATTTCCAAGCAAAATACAGTATAAAAAAACCATTGAAATTGTAACCAAAGATGGCGAAAAACACGGTGTTCAACTGCTGGCTTTTGACATATTATCATTCAAAGAATTTGACAATAAAAAATGCACATTTTCTTATGCACAAAGAAGATATGTTTTAGAGAAAATATTTTCTAAATTAAACTTTGTAAAAGTAGTTCCTGCATTGTATTCTGGTAATGATATAAATAAAATAGGTGAACTTCTTACACGAGCAAGAAAAGATGGCGAAGAAGGAATAATGATAAATTTGAATGACGCAGTTTATGATTTCAAAAGGACTAACAATTTGTTAAAAGTAAAAGTTATGCAAGATTGCGACTTGGAAATTTTGGGATTTCAAGAGGGGGAAGGCAGGTTCAAGGACACATTAGGTGCTATACTGGTTGATTATAAAGGAAGTATTCTTAATGTAGGTAGTGGATTTACGTCTGATGAACGTGATTATTTTTGGGCAAATCGTGATAAACTTGTTGGTAGAGTTATCAAGGTTAGATACTTTGAAGAAACACAAAATAAAGAAGGCAAGAAGTCTTTAAGATTTCCTGTTTTTGATGAATTACGTGAAGAAGGTAAAGAAGTAAGTTATAAATAAATTTTAAAAAATGCTTGACAATTCGTGATGCCTATGATAGAATATGATTGTAAGGTTGATGAAACCTTATGTCCTCCATAAATTTAAAATAGATTGTGGGACTGGTTTTTACTCAATTTGCTCAGTCCCACGATACATATAAAGGGGTTATCATATGAATAAAAACAGACGATTAAAAATTATATTTGCAAAAATGTATTCAAGATGTTATAATAAATTAGATAAAGATTATAGGTTTTACGGTGCTAAAAACATAAGAATCTGTGATGACTGGCTAATAAATCAAGAAAATTTTTTTAAATGGTCATTTGATAATGGTTACAATGATATATTAACTATTGATAGAATAGATAGCACTAAAGATTATTCACCCGATAATTGTAGGTGGATAACAAAAGAAGAAAATTCAAGATTTAAGTCAACAACAAATATAATAGAAATAGATGGTGTAATTCATAGTGGAAACGAATGGTCTTATATTATTAAAAGGGGAAGGGGATATGTTAATAGATATCTAAAACGTAATGGTTTAGAAAAAACACAGGAGATGATAAAAGAATACTTGACAAAATATTACAATAATGATATAATATAACCATAATAAATATGATAGTGTAGTTTAATTATAAAACGGCATCCGCAGGGGGTGTTGATGTCGGTGTAAGTCCGACCGCTATCACCATTATTAAAGCCACCACCAAATGTGGTCGTTTGGAAAAGAACGTATAAGGGTGAGGGGTGAGTTGCTGTTTACCACATACTGAAGGCAACGATTGTGGCTTTAATAATTTTATAAAGTTCAAAAATTAAAATTTAGGAGGTAATGTGAAATGGCAGAAAAAGTGATGTCTATACATCAAGCATTAGCAGAATTAAAATTATACGACAATAAAATTTGGAAGGGACTTAACAAAAGTTTTGTAACCTACACAAAGAAAGGAAATGACAAAATCGGAAGTTACACAATACAAGAATATTCTGATTTATTAAAAGGAGATTTGGATAGTGTAAGGGCTTTAATGGAAAACAAAAAGATTGTAAAATCTGCGATTGTTTTATCAAATGCTAATACGAAAATTACTATTGGCGATAAAGAATATACTGTTGCTGAAGCAATAGAAAGAAAATCAATGATAGATATGGAAAGAAAATTACTTGCTGAATTAAAAGCACAATATGTAAATGCCATGCATAATATAGAAACAAAGAATGAATCATTGAAGAATAATTTGGAAAGTTACCTGAAATCCGTAATTGGCGAAAAAGATAAAAGTGATCCTGAAGTAGTTGCCAAATTTGAAAAACAATTCTATGATAATAATGAATATTATTTAGTAGATCCGTGCAAAATAAATGATGTAATCAATGAATTAGAAAAAGAAATTGACGAATTTGAGTCAGAAGTTGATTACAAATTATCAGAAAGCAACACAATTACTAAAATTACTGTCAATTTAATAGATTAAACCTATATGCTTGGTTGTGCGAAAACCACGATTTATCTCCCCTTTATCATTGGGTAAATGATACAGCTGGCGTATTGACGCCCCTTTATTTAACAATACCGCACCAACAAAGCGATATGTTAATGTGTTGAAACGATAAAATCGTTCTAGTGGTGGACACCAAATAGATTGTTGAATCTATTTAACTGAGTCCATTGATACCGTTAGAAGTTCAAAATTTAAGGGATAAAGGTTAAGCATTAAAATTCTTCTTTCTTAAAGTTGAAATAACAAAGTCATTAAATATTATTAAATCCATGATTAATGGTTAATCGGATGAGGTAATAACGTGTGGTTTCCCACGTGGCTGCACAGTCAAGCACAATTTGATATAAAAGCAAAAGCAAGGCGACAAATGCCTTGCTTTTGTGAATTTTTAATAAAAATTTAAAATAATGCAAAAACTTGACAGGTAAGATGTTTTTGCGATATAATTTTTATAGTCAAGGTTGAACAAACCAAAAATTCAAAAGGGGGTTTTATTTATGAAAAAATACGAAGAATTAGATTTAGGGGGAATTGAATTGGTTTCACATTCATTTACAAGTTCTCTTGAAAAGCTGTATGACTTTTATTTAAGGGATTTCTTTAAAGAAAAAATGAGTGATGAACAATTTGATTCTTATACTTATGTGGTATTGGATAATCACGGACATAATAATATGAAGCCATTATCACCAAAAAATCTATGTAAAGATTTACCACAAAAATCGATTGTATTTGTAAACTGGGGTTTTCACGGAGATAATTATTATGAATATTCAGCAGAAGATTTCGATGATTTTTCTACAGATATGATGAATATTTTTAACAAATATGATTTAATTGAAGATTGGATTTATTTACCATATGACGAAGATATGAATAAATATTATAATCAAGAAAAAACTTTTTGCTTATCTAAAAATGAAAAAACTGAATTTCCATTATTAATAGTTTATAAAAATGAAGAAGAAGAAAAGTATATCTTTTATTTTACTTATGACGCATTTCATAATGGATCGTCAGGTGAAAGAAATTTAATAGATTCGTTAATAAAAAATGTAGCAAAAAGTGGTTGGACAAGTGCATTGTTTGATAAATTCGTAATAGAAGAAAAAGTAAAAAAAGAATTTGTTCCACAAAAAGTTTTCACATCTATTGACGATATGGTTAGAAATTTAGATGTTGATAAAGAAGATTTAATAGACGAAATGATTAGCAAAGTTGATATAAAAAGAATTATGAATTTGGTAAATGCCAATATAGATAAACACGAAGAAATAAAAGAAAGAGCAACAACTGATAGTATTAAGATTTGGTTAAAGGATTGGGCAAGAAGTAAATATAAATTTTATTTGTTATTCGACAACGAACTTTATATAAAAACGACTGTTGAATATGAAAAACAAGAATTAGATTTACAGCGTCAATTAGTTGAATTATATCATATGTATCCAAAATACGCATTAACATTAAATACTTTTCCTGCAAGTGATTATTTGAATAATAAAATAAGTGATCGTGATTCTTCTTTAAAGGAATATTGTGAAGTTAAAAAGGGTATGAAATTATCCAAATTTTTATCATCTTTATTTCAAGATGAAAAGTTTGATATAGACTTATCTAAAATATTACAAGATAAATGTATTAAGCAAAATTTATATATATCTATAGATCCATATGATTATTTAACATCTGCTATAACAAAAAGTGGTTGGCGTAGTTGCCATCACTTTGTAACAGGTGAACACGCAGCAGGTTGTGCATCTTATATGTTTGACGAATCTACCTTAGTTGCTTATATGTGCCACGATAAAGAATATGAATATGTAATAGAAAAAAGAAAATTTAAGGGAAATTCTAAAAACTGGCGACAATTAATATATGTAAATACACAAGAAAATCGTTGTATATTCTCAAGGGAATATCCACAACACTATTCAAACGCACTTGTTGCCGAAAAAACTCGTAAATTATTAGAAGAAAATATATGTCGTTTTTGTGATATTGACGATTATTGGATGGTATCACATAATAAAGAAGAATATGATGTGGATTACACATATCCTTATCATATGGCTTATAATGATATACCGCATCAATATACTACAACTATCAAACATATATTGCAGAAAAAAATATATACACCAATAATTATAGGTGCAAAAGTTAAATGTCCTATTTGTAATCAAAATACTAATGGAAATCGTGATAGCCGTATCATATGTAATTCTTGTATTACAGGTCAAACATCATTAAAGCAAAAAGAAGCAATACCGATCGCAAGACAATCAGAAATAACATTATCTGGTGAAGGATATACTACAATAACATTATCAGAAACACCAGCTTGGGCAAGCAATATAGATTATGCTACACTTGATAGTGGATTTAATGTATCATCAGCCGTAGCAGACAGGGGAACTTATAGGACTACTACAACCGATAGGACTACTATAACCGATTCAGCTACCCATTCAATTAGGACTGACGGTTCTATACCATTCTAAAATTGACATTTACACAAAATTTGTATATAATAAAAATATAAAAAAATAAAGGGGGATTTATTATGAAATCATTAAAGGGAACGCCTGTGGTTTCGATATTACCAGAGGCATTAAACAAAATCAGAAAATATGCTGATTTATGCGATAGTTCTATTTACTGGATGGGAAAGGTGGTTCACGATGGAATGGATTATACTATAACGGATGCAGTTATAGTGCCACAAACTGTCGGAAACAAGGGTTGTATTGATTATGATTTATTACCCGAAATTGAATTTGCCATTGAAGAAGAAGGTTTTGAATGTTGTTGTTTAGGAAGAACAAAAAAGAATAAACCTGCAACAATAGAACAAGACGACATAGAAATGTGTAGTTTGCTATGTGGTGATGTAGGCACTATGATTTATATTCAATTAAACAAATCACACGAACTTGATATGAATTTAATTGATTTTGATTCAGGAATTTTATATGACGACCTACAATTACACGTATCAGATACGGAATTTTATTCAGATGAAGAAATATTAAATGAAATATCTGAAGCCATAGAAGATACAATGTATGTAAATAAGCACCAAAAAGCTACTGAAATTCAAGATACCGATAAAAAATTAGTAGATAAAGAAGATAATAAAACACCATTTTTCAAGAACACAAAACAAACTAATATATTCGATTTAACTAAAGAACCAGCGAAAGCATTAGAACCACCAAAACCAAAGATTTATACACCAAATGAATTTGTAGAAGAAAACACCAAATTCGCTGATTTAACTTTAGAAATAAAGGAGGGGTAAGGTATGAATCCAAGTAGTTACGACAAATTACCACAGGTTCCTATATATGAAAATGACTTGGCAGCATTTTTAATATTAAAGGGACACTTATTAGATGCTATGAAAAAGAATTTCAAAATTCCTAAGGAATGGATATATTTCTTTAGGAAAGATGACGATATTTATCGTCATATGAACTACTATCATATATTTAGAAAAGAAATGCGACTTATACGCTCAGAATCGAAAGAATTTGACAAACAAAACAAAACGAAGTATAATAGTAGTGTAAAAAGTGAAGGGGGTTTATAATATGTTTAATTATGAGGGGTTTAAGAAAATATTAAGAAATAAACAAGAAGATTTATTGCATTATTTAACAAATCAATTAAAAGATTTGTATAGTGAAGAAAATCAAAAATTAACAGACGATTATTTATTCTTTAAAGGTGAATGTCCTGTATGTTTAGTGTGTCATTTAGATACTGTTCACGCAGAATTACCTACTACAATTCTTTGCGATAAAGAAAATGGTTTAATGTGGTCGCCACAAGGAATTGGTGGAGATGATAGATGTGGTGTTTTTGCAGTTTTGTATATACTTTCTACAAGATTAAAAAACAATTTAACAAAGCCATCAATTTTATTTACGACATCAGAAGAAGTTGGTTGTATAGGTGCTGGTATAGCATCTGTCGAAATTCCACAAGAAATGGTTAGTGATTTGAAATTCTTGATAGAAATAGATAGAAGGGGCAGTGAAGATTGTGTATTTTATAATACAAGAAATAAAGAATTTGAAGATTTCATTCAAAGTTTTGGATTTGTAAAAGCACACGGTTCTTGTTCTGATATTTCTAAACTTTCACCTTCTTGGGATATTGCATCAACTAACCTTAGTTCAGGTTATTTTTCAGAGCATACAAAGACTGAATATATAAATGTAAATTACTTGATGGACACTATAAATAAAGTCTTAAATATACTGAATAGTGATAGGGTTTTAAATGGCGAAAAATTCACTTATCAACCCGATCCTTTACCAGAAACAGAATATACTGCTGATTATTGGAATGGTTACTGGAGAAGCAATAAAAATAATTGGGATAAAAATAGTGGATTTTTGGGATATGACGAAGAAGAAGAGTATTTAAGAAAATTATACGGTGAAGATTGGAAAGAATTATAAAAACTTGACATATAAAGTCGATTTGTAGTATAATAATGTTGTCGTTGGGAATAACGACAAAACAATTTGGTTATAATATGAATAAGTTGACAAAATTGGCTTATTCGGGTTATAATATAGACAGTAAAACAAACAAATAAAAAATTAAAATTTAAGGGGGAATTGTTATGAAAAAAACAGCAATCAAAAGTGTTAGCGATATTGCATCAGGTGCAATATTAACAACAAAAAAAGGACACGAATACATTCTTTTAAGAGATGATTCGGGTGTGCCTTCAATGTTCGGAAAAGATGGGAGATTTGTAAGACTAAATCCTAATGGTTTAGCAGACGTTAAAGGTGGTCATCAAATTGACAAAGTTAGTGCTTTTTTGACAATGCCACAAGCAGACCAAATTTCAGAGGCATTAAAGTATTTATATACAGGTCGTGAGGCGTGTGCAGATTTAACTACCATATTCACAGCAGAAAATCCAATAGTAAAGAAAGCAAAAGAGGACTTAGATAATATATCTTCACAAATGCTTAATACACTTCGCACATTAAGTGAAAATGGTGTTGATACAGACGAATTAGTTGAAGATTTATTAAACAGAATTTCATCAGATGACGATAATGATTATGATGATGATGATGACTATGACGAGGATGACGACGAGTATTAAAAAATAATAAAGTGGTGGTGTAAAAAAGCCACCACTTTATATATAATTATTTTAATTTTAAGGGGGTTTTATTTATGAGTGAAATTTCAACATCAATAGCAATTAGGTCTTATTATTCAAGACCAAGTAAAACAGCAAGGTGGTTTAATGTAAAAAAAGGTATGAAAATGCACATTATGACACAAGATGAAATTGTAGAACATTTCGGTAGTTTAGAAGGTGTAGGTTCATTTTATCAATATCAAATAGCGGGTATAACAGAAAAGGTTTTAGGAAAGAAATTTACTATTAATCAAGCGATGCTTGACAGAATTAATGCTTGTAATTATGAAAGTAGTGGCATATACTTCCCAATAATAGAAAGGTCAAGAATAGATATACCATTAAAAATGTTTATAATAGATGATGAAAGTATAGAAAATTTCCCAAAGGAAGAAGAAAATACAGATATTTTAAAATATGATATTAAAATAGAAAATAAAGATCCTGAAATTATAAAGGAAATGATATCTAAAGTTGATAAAGAAAATTTAAAGAAAATGATGTCATTACCAAGAAGGAATTATGAAAGTAGTGTTCCACCAATAAGTGATGACGTGGTGGATAAATATTTACAATTATGGGCAGAAAATAAATATGAATATTATTTAATGTTTGATAAGAATTTATTTGTAAAAAAAGATATAGATTTAGTTGCGTCTGAAGTTGAATTAGCAAAAAAAGTAGACGATTTATTATATAATTATGATATATATACTATAATGTTAAGAAATTTCACGACAGAAGATTTTATTAATAATGTTTGTCCTAAAAATGAAATGTTAAGTAATTTAACAGACCATTATGTAGAAGGAATGAAGTTAAGTAAATTTTTAAGTAGTTATTTTAATGATGTCAAATTCGATATAGATTACAGTAAAATATTACAAAATAAAAGGGTTAAAACTTCTATGTTTGTATCTATCGATCCTTGTGATTTTATAACTGTATCAATCAATAACCACAACTGGAAATCTTGTCATAATGCAGTAGACGGACTTTTCAAAACAGCAGGTTATAGTTTAATGTTAGACGAGGCATCATTGGTTGGTTTTATAGGTAAAGATACTAAAGTTGAATACAATTATATTCAACATGAAAAATTTATGTGGAATAGTAAACAAGCAAGATTAATGATAAATATAGATAAAAATACAGGTGCTATGTCATTTAATAAACCATATCCAAATATGTCTAAAGAAACTTGTTCAGAATTTAGATATTTAATGGAAGAAATAATGTCTAAATATTTAGGTATAAAAAACGAATGGTATTGCAGTGACCACGATACAAATAATTTACAAGGCAGTATAAATGCAAGTGGTAATTTCCATTATACAGATCCTATTTATTACATTGTAATGCCATCAACTATGCAAAAAACTACTGGTGAATGTATAAGATTTAATATAGGTAATCAATTTATCTATTGTTTAGAATGTGGCGAAAAAATGTTTGATTCTAACTTCGCAAGACAAAGAAATGTAATTTGTAAAGATTGCGAACAAAGAATACAAGACAAACGTCTTGAACAAGCATTTGCAGCCGTATAAGTAGCATAAATTTGACAAAATAGATACCAATCTGTTATTATAGTAACAGAAGGGTGGTGATAATATGATGCGTATTACTAAAGTTCTTCTTGTATGTAATTTGATAGCATTATCTAATATGAACTTAATAGATAATAAAAGCATACAAGAAGAACAAAATATTGATAATGTAGAAATTGTAGAAACATTTAATGTAGAAGAAAATGTAGAAGAAATTATGGAAGAAGAAGTTGTTGTAGAAGAAGTCAAAAAAGCATATGAAATTTGTGATTCCGACAAAGAATTAATTATTAAACTTGTTTATTTAGAGGCAAGGGGTGAACCTTACGAGGGTAAAAAAGCAGTTGCTAGTATAGTATTTAATCGTTTAGAAAGTGGGCACTGGGGAAACACAATATATGATGTTATATATGCTAAAGGACAATTTACACCAGCAAAGCAGATAAGTTCATTGAATATAACTGACAATAAAACTTGGAACGAATGTATCAAAGCAGTAGAAGATGTTATTGACAATGGTAACATATTTCCAAAATACATATTATATTTTAGAGCTGATTACTATTTTAGTTGGGCAATAAGTTATAAAAGTATAGGAACACATTACTTTAGTTACTTAAAGAAAGATTACGATAATTTACGTTAAAAGGGGGTTGGTTATAAAATGTTTGATACCAAAGATAGTGTAGAAGATTTACTGAATTTCGTAACAACCATGAAAAGACAAAGAGAAATTTTATTTAATCAAGTTGGCGATTACGATAAAATGCTTGGAGATTTAGACCACGAATTAGAATTAAAATCTATGAATGGTGCTAAGATGCTTGTGTGGGCAAAAGAAAGAAAAAATATCTTATTAGAAAGAAGAAAAAAGAAAGACGAACTATATGTTTTATCAGAACTTGAAAAGCGATTTCCAGATATGAATACTTTATATGGTCAAATCAAAGGTATTATCAATGCCAAAAAAGAAATAGAAAAAGGTATGGAAAATAGATTTTATAGACCGAGAATATTAACAGACAGATTTGATGTGCCTGTAATAAAAAAAGAAGATAATGACCAAATAGTAGATAATATTAAAAATAAAATTGATGAAACTAAAAAATTAAAAAAAGTAGATAGTGGTAATATTATTAAAAACAAATCCGATTATAATATGGAATTAGATGCTTTATTTGAAAAAGTAAGGCAAGAAAGAATAGAAAAAGAAAATTTAGACAAAAATAAAGAGGATAAATAAAGGGGGTTTTATTATGGATTTCAATTTTAAAATTGAACCTAATGAAGAAGTTTGTTTTAATTTATATGGGGGTATAGCAGTAGGTAAATTTGAACGCAATTCTTCTGAATTCAATTTTGATTTAACAACTTTAGATAAAAAACAAACCAGATATCCAGAAATAACTTATATAGAAGAAGGTTATAATGGTATAAAAAATATTAGACATTTTGACGTAAATTGTCTTGCAGTGTTACCTATAAGTGTAGCAAAAAAAGAAAACTTAGATTATATAGATGTATATATATTATTGCGTTTAATGCAAGGACATAGTGCGATACAAAATATGAATTCTACTTTAAAGGATTTGTGCGATAGTTTACACATTTTTAATTTTGATAAAGAAATTTTGAAAAGTAAAAAGAAAAAAGAATTTAATAACGAATTAAAAAATAGAATTTATAAAGCAATTATTACAATGAAACCTTTTGTTGATAGTTTTAAAGACCGTTGTCCAGATAGCCATTATGAAGAATTTATAAAGTATTATAATTCCGTTATTGAATCGTAAAAGAATGGGGGTATCAAAAATGGATTTTGATTTTAAAATTAAAGCTGGTGAAGATGTTTATTTTATTTATTATAATAAATTAAGAGTTGGCAGAATTACATCTGATTTTAATTTTGATTTAAGTGTATGGGATGTAAATCAATATCATAGAACCATAGTATCTTTTAATAATTATGACGATAACACGAAGAAAATCACGAATAGGGATTATACAATAAATCCTATATATCTAATTCCTTCAAGTATAGTAAAAGAAGAAAATTTAGATTATATAGATGTGTATATATTGTGGTATACAATGTATTGGTATATTCAAAGAAATTATAGTATAGGTGATGTTTTAGATTTGTTGGCTGATAATCTTAAAATATTAAATTTTCAAAAAAGCATTATGCAAAGTAAAAAGAAGAGGGAATTTGATGAGAATTTAAAAGACAAACTTTGTAATGCGATTGTTAGAATAAAACCATTTGCAGAACATTTTTCAAGTGAATTTGATTTACAACAATACTTGAAATATTATAATTCTATAATGGATATATAAGGGGAATAGGTATGAAAGATGTATTCGGAAATGAATTAGAAATAAGCACGAAAGTAATTTTTATGCAAGTTGGTTATAGATTTTTTGGCGTAGGAACTATAATTTCAATATCACCAAAAACTTGCGTGATAGAATTTGAAGGTCAAAAAGTTAGGCAATTTCCTAATCAAATTATAAATGTAGATAAAATTATTTCCGACAAAAATAAGGTTGAAAAAATTAGTGAAATTTGTGAATCCTCAAATTCTGAAACAAATAAAATTAAACTAATCGAAAAAATATTAGCCTTGTAAAAAAATACAAGGCTTTCTTTTTTTTGTTTACCAGTAGGTAAAGTGCAAAATTTGCACTTTAGAAATGTTACAATTATATTAAATTTATGTTACATTTTTGTTACAAAAGATTAAGTTTTTATTACAATTTTGTAACATAAAGAATTGCATAGGGTAGCCATTTTATAAGATTTATATTACAGAAATATTAAATTTATATTAAATTTGTGTTACAAAAATGTTACAATTATGTTACAAAGATTTGTATACTCGTAAGTATGTAGATTTTCAATTTTACTAATATGTAAAACGCCGAAATTTCTCAATCGAAACTTTTCAAAGTATTGAAAAGTTTTCTAAGGCTGATAAAAGAAAAAGTTGAATAAAATTTCAACTTCACAAAAGTAACAATTTCGCAAAATTTTATATCGATTTCGTATAGTAACAAGTACTTGTTACTAATAGTAACAGATAATATATTACCTTTAGTTACTATTGTGAGTTATTATTTTATATATATATATATATTACTAATAGTTACAAATACTTGTTACTATTACCTACAAGTACTTGTTACTGTAAAAGATTTATGAATTTTGTAAGACCTATAAAAATTTTTAAAAAAGGCATTGACATTTTTTACAATATGTGTTATGATATGTATGCTAATGAGTTAAGAAATGCTAAAAAGTGCTGATAGCAAGTATCAGGTTTAATATTGTGGAATAATAATCTTACAGGATTACCACAATTAAGTGAACAACACAGTATTGGCATAAACCAAAGACTGTAATCTTTGGCGAACTGAAAAGACTTGAGGATATCCTAATACTATGGATTTCTTAACAATTTACAAAAACGATCGTAAAAGATAGAATAGGGTGGAAAGGGGTGCTTTAAAGTGATTGAACGAAAAAACGTATTTGGTGTGAAAGACGGCGACTTGATACCCAATTACAGAGCACTTTGTAGCCTTCTTAAAATTCCTATTTTATCGGGTAATTCAAAAGTTGCCCAAGAAAAAGAATTAAAAAGATATATGGATTTCGTAAAAGATGGACACAAGTATCTAATCAAAAAAGTGTATAATGAACCTTTGCCCGATATGTCAGCACAAGGAAGTTTATACTATGAATTGTTAGAATTTGTGTTGTGCAAAATCTTAAGCAACCATATAGAAATGAATGGTAATTTATTATACTGTGCTACAATAAACGAACTTGCAGAAAATGTAGGTTTTGTAAATGAATTATATTTCAGTTATCTGTGGCACAGAAATAAATTATCTGCACAATTAAATGTTCCGATAGAAGTTGTGGAACAGTTATACAAAGAAAGCCAAAGAAATTACAAATCTGTTTTATTTAGGACTTTAAACAAAATGGAAAAACAAAAAATAATCAAATTCCAAGAAGTATTTTATGTTCAAGAAATTTTTGAAAAAAATACTGTAATTGTAAAATCCGATAAAGACAGATATGGTGATGAAAAAGTTGATGTTTACAGACCTGTTGATATTTCTGACGAATTTCGCCGAGCAAGTCAGAAGGAAATTCAAGTTATCGCCGACATTGAATATCAGACATTAACAGAATTTGATGCTGAAAACATCTATGAATTGTATAACACAAATAAAGCAGTGGAATACTATAATATGGTTCAACAAAAATTGATAAATAAAATTGGTGTTGGAAGGTATTACAAAGTTATAGAAATTTATCTTGTAAAAGATGGAATAATAAAACGTGAACGTAAATTATCTGAAGCCATTAAAGAACTAAACGAAACGTTTTTTAGTAAACTAACTGAAGGTAAAACAGATAATTACAAAACAGTCGCCGATAAAGTAATTAGGTTACTTTAATTTGACTATTATGTAATTTTGTTATATAATAGTATTGTAAAAGGAAGGGGGTTAGTCGTTATGTTTTGTAATGACGATATTAAAGAAATAAAATTTAGTATTTTTCACAGATTAAATGAATGTAAAGACGCATTACTTTTTGACGAAGATGACGTGATTTTAAGATGTGAAATTGAAATGAATGATGGTGCAAAAATAACATCAGAAATTGTCCCTGTTGGCGATAAGATTATTGCTGATAATGTGGATGAAATTGCATATTATCACGCTTGTAATTATCCAATGGATTTGCGTGAATCAATTAAGAATCATGAAATCTATGACAGTAAGATTTATGACGTGGTTCAAAATAACACGTTTATGCTTACAGTTCAGGATGACAATGGTTTTATGGACAAAGAATATGTAGACATAGAATTTGATTTTTACGATTTTAGTGAAGGTCAATTATGTGATACAGTAAAAAAGATGACTATGACAGAAGTCAATAAATATTTATTTTAGGGGGTTTTGAATATGGAAAAATTCAAGAAATTCGTAGATACAGAAAATAATAATCGTGCCATTGATTACGAAGATGGCGATTTAATAGCAGAATATGATGCAGAAGACTATTTAGTTTTACTTGAAGTAATTTGCAAAGATAGTCCTTTAGATTCATATTTCCAATATAGTGTAATGAAGAAAAATAAGTTATCTAATGGTATAACAACATATGAAATTGTAGACGAAATTGAATTGCAAAACGAAATAGACGGTGTATCTTATAACAACAATTTATTGAAGTTAGACTTAGAAAAGGAAATGAAAAAATATGTTGAAAGGTGAAAGGTATTTATTTGATATTTGCAGTTATTATAAGATACCCATAAAGAAGGAAAAGAAAGGATATACCATAGACGGCAGAAAATATCGTGGATTTCGTGATGCCTTACTATCACAATACGATAGAATAATAGAGGATACAATAGATAAAAAGAAGAATTGGCGTAACGAAATATGTTACATAGATTCAAAAAGTCATATATATGACTAAATTTGACTTTGCCTTGACATTATAATATAATGTTATTGTAAGGAAGGGGGTTGAAGGTTATGGAATTTATTAAACATAACGCAACACAATGTCCAAGATGTAAATCTAACGAATTAGTTACATACAATGATTACAAGATATGTAATGAATGTATGGCTAAATATGTTATATTTAGATTTTTGGGAAAACAAATTAAAGAAGGGGGTTCTTACAATGGGTAGAAAAAGAAAGGTAGAAAATGTAGAATTAGAAAATCAAGTGGAAGTTGGTATTCCAATAGACGAAAATCTTGTGAATATCATAAAGAAAAGATACGAAGGATTCAATTTCGATAAAGAAAAGATCGAAATGGATGAAGATGCTGCTATTCAAATAGCACAGGTAATTGGTATTCCAGTAGAAAAAATAAAAAGACATTATGAAATTGCAATTACAGATTACGATAATGAAAGAAAATAAAAAATGTGGGTTGTCTGATTTATCAGAATGACCTTGTGCGTTCCATATTGACACGTAGGGACACTTTTGATATGTAGGTAGACAAGTTATATATCTAACATAGTAAAACATCTTAAAATGGCAAATAAGAATGAAATTTGTGAAACCTATCACAGATTAAGATAGGAATAAGGGGGTTTTAATAATGAATGAAAATGATAGAAAATATTATGAAATAGGTGCTGAAATTCTACGTCACTTTGACTTAGACAATGATGCAAGGGGTTTAATGGAAGGTGAAATTCCAGTATATACAAACATTTTATTAACTACTGAAATTTGTCAAAAAGTTAATGATAAAATTTCTGATATTCAAAGCAGTAATGATATTAAAGTTATTGGTGTTGTAATTTCAAATGAATTTATGAATTTCCTATGTGTAACACGTGAAGATATTGAAAGTGAACTTTACAAGTCATCTTTAAGAAATAATATAGTTTTCTGTTATGTAGAAAATCTAATAAATTCAGATTTTAGTGAATATGGGGACTGTGTTTTTTACACACAATTCGATCCCATTATGGATGAAAATAGGTTGTTTAGAAGGTTATAAAAGGGGGTTATAAAATGGGATTAGATATGATGCTTTACAGTGTAAAAAAGGACAGAAAAAGTGCTAAAAAAGTAAAGGAAATTTTAGATAACGATGGTAATGTTCCAGTATATGAAATTGCTTACTGGCGAAAGTTCTACACGTTACACAGGTTATTTGTTAGTTTAGTTCAGAACGGCACAGACGATTGTATGTTCTATCAAGTAACATACAATGATTTACAAAGCATATTAAATGAAATGCTAAGTTTGCAAAGTTCATTAGTAAATGCCAATATAGTAAAAACCGATTATGGTGATTATAATTTTTATGCAGATAATTTTGTATGTGATGACGATATGGATATGTGGTTATTTACTAAGGTTTGTGAAACTATTGGTGTTTTAAGAACTTTATTAAATACTTTTGATTTTGATAATAATTATTTATTTTACTGTTCAAGTTGGTAGGTG